TTACTGATTCTCAAAATTCCCTACGCCAGCTACAGGGAAATATTTGTAAATCGTCTTTACCCCAACCCCAATAACATCTGCAGCCTGCTGTCGGGTAGCTCCATTTGCGAGCATCCGGCGGCAATGTTCCACGATATCAGTCGTCATTACCCGACGCCGCCCTCCAATTCTCCCCTTCTCCCTTGCTGCGGCTAAACCAGCGCGAGTACGTTCGACGATCAACTCTCGTTCCATTTCTGCCAGCGCACTCATGACATGAAAGAAGAAACGGCCTGCAGGGGTCGACGTGTCGATCGAGTCAGTCAGGCTGCGAAAGTTTACGCCGCGCTGCTGTAGCTCCGATACCATGGTTATTAAGTCGCGCACGCTGCGCCCAAGCCGATCCAGCTTCCAGACCACCAGCACATCACCAGGCTTGAGTCTGCGCAACGCACGCTTTAAACCAGGTCGCCTGGCATTTTTCCCGCTGGCCATATCTTCAAAAACAAGCTCACATTCTGCTCGAATCAGTGCGTTTTTCTGTAAATCGAGGTTCTGATCCCCGGTAGACACCCTGGCGTAACCAATCAGCATCACATAACCCTTTGAAATAGCTGATTGTAAAAATCTCCGGACTTTCGCTCAAACCCTCGTTTGGGCGAAGCCTCTTTTTGGAGCAAAAAACATGGCCTTTAATCCGCCGCTGGGAACGACCAACCCCAATGTTTTTATGGGCAACGTTCAACGTCTGGATGAACTGGTTAATGGTCCTGCAGCCGATGTTCCCGACCGTGCCGGAGATCCGCTGTACTCATGGCGCCAGATGATGGAGAAGAATGATGAAATTCGTCAAAACCTGATACCGCTCAGCAGGCAGTACATGACACTTGAGGCTGCACAGGCGGATATTGCCAATATCCCCGAAGGGAGCACAACCTATGTACGTAGCGGCATCGGTAGCGCTCTGGCGGATGAATACATTAATAATTCAGGGACCCTTGAACCGACTGGCAGAAAGATGCCATCGCAACAAGCCGTTCAAATAAACGATGATTTCAGGGTGGATGTTACTCTGGGCAGCGAATCGCAGTGGGTTGATAACAGTAGCAGTTCTGCCAAAACCACGATAATGGCCGATGCGTCAGGAAGAGAGGTTATTTACGCGAACCATAGCGCAAAGAAAATAGTCGCCTATGGAAAACCACTGGCGGATAACAAAACGGTTTCGGAATTAGGCTCTGAAACATGGGTAATGAATGACAGCAATCCGACCATTATCATTGAACTGGTCGATAAATCAGGCCGCATTGTTAAGTATCTGGACCTGTCATCCGGGCTTTATTATGTTTTTGGTAAAGCTGTTGGGACTGAACAGTCATCAATTGTGTACCCGACGTTTATTCCTGAATTCATGGATGCCAGGAGCTACGGACAAAGCCTGAGTGTTTACTCACAGGGGACGCTTGGGCTTTCTACAGTCACAATTAATTCAGTTCGGTTTGATACCGGAGTGCTGACCTACAACAAAAACCCAACATCTCTTGTTAGCCTGGAAGATCCGACGTCCAGCCAGTACATGCAAAGCCAGGTCCACGACTTTCAGACTAAAGTGAGCGATGCCTCCAGCAGCGAATTTCTGCTTGCCGCGTCCGGTTTGGGTGGTACGCCATTTTCAGGACTGGAGCCAGGAACGGTGGTCTACACCCAGTTCATCAACACAATTCAGAAGGCAAAAGACCTGGCTGATGCCAGAGGCCTCCAGTACGGCATGCTCTGGTTTAATTTCCAGCATGGCGAAACCGATGCTTCTCAGGGAACCGGGTATGCCTACTACCGGCAGAAGTCGAAAGAGATGCAGGAGATCACTAACGCGCACGTGAAGTCGATCTCCGGACTGAATCATGATGTAGTCATGTTCACGTATCAGATGGCGACACATGGTCGTTATGATGGGGCTACATACCCCAGCTATGAAATACCACTGGCTCAACTGGATGAAGCAGTCAGTAATCCGCTAATTCAGCTCGCGACGCCGATGTATATTTTCGACTATGCCGATGGGCTACACCTCACGAATGATGGCTATCGTCACCGTGATTTGTTCTTCTCGAAAGCCCAGAAGTTTTACTACGAAAATAAAAAGCCATGGCTGCCGTTATATCCAACTAAAGTCAGCCGTATCGGCAATACCTCTGTCCTGCTTGATCTGCACGTCCCGGTTGGCCCGGTTCAGTTCAGTACCGATCGTGTAACTGCTGCGACAGATGGGATGCAAGGCTTCGAACTGTGGGCAGAAAACAGTGCCGGGACGCTAACACGCCTGGCCATCTCATCGGTCACTATCGTAAGCGGATCACGTATTAAGATTGTTCCTGCGATTCCGTTTAATGCGGCGGATAAAATTTATCTGGCTTATGCATTCACGCCGGAAAACCGCGGTGCCGACAGTGGTGGCGGTATCTATCCAAACTGGCCCGCCGGATATACTGCCGGGTGTCGTGGAAATGTTTGTGATTCTGACGATTACGCATCCGATCTCCGCGATAAAAACGGCAATCCCTACGAACTCCGCAACTATCTAACCATCTTCCGGAAAGAGGCAATTTCATGAGCTATTTATTCACCCGTCTTTCTTTCGATGTGCCATTCGATAACCCAACCTATGTTGATGAAAGCTCAGTGCGCCGCCTAATTAATCCGGAATTTAATCCGGAGTCTGGTTTTGTAAACTGGATGTTTGGTGGAAGTGCTGACAGCCTCACCTCTCTGTCTGGTGGCCATGTTATGACGCCTTCGGCTGGTGCTTTGCCAACCTATAAAAACTCATCGCTTGTTCTTCCTGCTGTAGCGACGGGCTTTAACGGTCTCAGCACTGAATATAATGACTCAAACAGCATGACACTGACTGCTGTCATTCAGTATACCGGCGCCGCGACACAGATCCTTCTCGGGGTAAATACCGGAACACAAGGGGAGTGTATCTATATGAGCGGCACCAGTGTGATGACCCACCTTGTGCGCAATGCGCAGGGGGCATCTGTGACAACTGAAATTCCTGTGCCGGCCGGGCTCACTGCAGGACGGTATATTTTCTTGGCGTTCAGCCGAAACGGGAACAACCTGATTTCAATGGTAGGAGGTGCATCCACGCAGGTTAATCTGACGGATTCTGTTAAAACCCCTGCAACAGCGGCGAAAGTTGGGCCAGGGAATACGGCATATAATGCAAACGGGTTTTCAAAACAGTTAGAGGTGGTTGAGTGTCTGTATCGGGATGGCCCGACCACGCTTGCAGACCTCCAGACTGCCTATGCAAATTCGAAAACGCGATGTGCTTTACGCGGAATATCATTGCTATAAATCAATTGCTTATAAAACGGCTATCGAAGCTGATAGCCGTTTTTATTTAGTTCACCACCACGCCTCGCATAGCCATAATACTTTTCATCTTGTCACGTACATCTGTCTGTTCTGCATCAGACAATACGCGATTGTAGACGGCGAATATCCCCATTAAACCGGGAAGACCCATATTCTGCTCCGGGCTCTGGCCACCATTCAGGATCAGGGGCAGTGTCGATTTCTTACGTATAGAGATAGCAGAAGTATGTTTATCACCGCTCGCCCTGGTGATAGACGCTTCTGTATTTGATACCGCAACGGTGAAGCGGGTCCATCCACCTACGGCGCCACCGTGGCTCACCTGTACGGTCGACTCAACACTATTCCCCGTAGCCACCTGTAAAATGAGCGTGCCAGCGGCTTCAATTCGCAGCTGCAGACCACCAAACGGGGCGATACCTGGAAATAAGTTGGAGAACAGACGGCCCGACACAGACGGCTGACTCATATTGATACACAGCGCAAACGTCATTTCATCAGTTTCAATGATCCCCGTATCAGCACCATGCGCACTGTCTGCAGTCGTGCGCATCCCCAGTTCAGTAAAATCATTGCCGGTAATCAGATCATACCCGTTGCCACTTGAATCATACTGGTCCTGCATCCCGTAAGTCGCAATACTGGCGCTATCGTTGAGAATCATTTCAGGCTCGGCCAGTTCCAGATCGTCGGCATTCACCACACCATCACAAACAAGAATCATACTTCCTCCAGTTTTAATAATCCCATCTGTCCCACGCTGGTAGTGGCTCCATTCGCGACAATGGTCAATTTCATTTCGGTCATACCCTCCGGGATCACCACGTCATAACTGAACGTCCTGAATCCGTCCGTCGAATGGTTCCAGGGGCGAATTCCGGCAATATTCGCTCCGTTGGCTTCGAGGAAACAGGCGGTTGCCGCGTTTTCATCCACATCAAATTTCACTCTGAAACTGAATTTCCGGCGCTCACCTGGCGTAACCGGGATAGTCTGTGAGACGCGCGCGCTGGTATTCCCGGCGCCAGTCACCACCAGAACGTTACCAACGACATCAGGATCCGTAGTTAATGACACGGTTCCGCTTTCAACAACCCATCCTGACGGCAGACCATTCACGATATCGAGAAAGAGTGGGTTGATAATGGCGTTCGGACCTCCTGAGGTGACCGGATTGGAGATGGCCATCTGTGGATAAACCGGCATCATGAAAGGTGCCAGCGCTTCCGCCAGTGCTTTACCCATATGAAAAGCACCGAGTGGCGCAGGGTGTGATGGGTCAGGAGAGCCATCCTGAAGTTTGCCGTTATAGCCCGCCTTCCAGCCGTCGGTTTCCGGGTCAACAGTGACTGACCGCATATCAACGAACGGAAATCCCTGCTCAATTGCATACGCGCGGGTAAAAGCGTTTATCGCGTTTTCTCTTGCTTTCAGATCCGGATCGCTGTTGTTCTGGGCCGCCATGCTACACACCACCGGGATAATGCCATTCTTTCGAAACTGGGTGAGGATGTACCGAATATTGCTGGTGACTGTTGCAATGGTGAATTTAAAGTTCCCGGCACTATCTTTCTGAATGACATCGTTACGCCCCCCCAGGAAGGTAATGAATCTGGGCTTTGCTTCAATGGCTGGCTGTAAGTGGACGCGGATCATATCGGCAGTGGTATAGCCGCCGGTAGCCCACTGACCAACATACTGTAGCTGCCCGTTGCTGAACAATGATGCCCATACCTGCCATGATCTGGCGTTATAAGCATTACCATCCAGCCCATTCGCCGTTAATGAATCCCCAAACCCGCCGAACGTGTTTTGCAAAAGCCCCTGGTGGGTTTCCAGCGGGATTCCTCGATACTCAAGCGTGGCGTTGCCGTCGTCGCGAACAGCCAGAACCCTGAATCCTCCAATGACCAGATTAAATAAATAGCCTGCTCTGGCCCGCCGAATTGATGATGTTCCGATGAGAAGAGAGCGCAAGATATTCAGGTAATCAGCAAAGGATTTGCCTGGTAACTCTTTCTCACCATTTTCATTGATTGAGAATAGCCGTCGGCCTTGCCGGGTCAGAATATCCAATGGCCTTTTTTTACGACTGACAGTGTTTATTCCGCGCGTTCGCATATCGGTCGCGCGCGCAAAGTTATGGACCATCTCAATGAATTCCTGAGAGGCCTGTTTACGTCCGGTAGGTTGCAGGATGCCGTTAACGTTAATTACTTCATAGGCCAGATAATCGTTATCCTGGCTGCGTATGAACGTTGTACTTCCCTCCATAATGTTTGCAATATCAGCCTGCGCCGCCTCAATCGTCATGTACTGGCGACTCAGTGGGATCAGGTTCTGATGGATACCCCGCCACGAATAAAGCGGATCACCGGCGCGGTCGGGAACGGTCGTCGGCTGTCCGTTGACCAGCTTATCCAGGCGCGTGGCGTTATCGAGCAACACAGCGGGAGAGGTATCCCCCAGCGGCGGATTAAAGGCCATGTTTTTTGCTCCAAAAAGACGCTTCGCCCAAACGAGGGTTTGAGCGAAAGAAAGTTATTTAGTGGAATTTGTGGTTTTAAGAAACGCTGCCGGGGTATGGCGCGTCGTCGTACTGGTAGAAAATGTCGCTATACTGTCTGGTCGTCACCTGGCAGGTTCCGTCCGCCTGCGGGGCTATCTCCTCAAAAATGGCATCGTAGACACTTCGCGTTGAGCTGCAGAACACCAGCCGTGGTGGCTCAATGCTCGGATCGTGCAGCATAATTTCATCAAAAGCAGCCTGCCACGGAACGGACAACTGATAATCCCCGACAAAGGTGGCCACCAGCAGCCCGGAGGCAGAACCATCCTGGTAACGCAGAATTGCGCGCGGGTTTTCAAAGGACCAGTCCAGCGGCTCGGAGACGGTAAATACCGTTTGACCGCCAGATGTGGCCATATCCATAACCAGGCTACTTACCGTTTTATTTCCCGGAATGTCATCCGTCAGCAGAATGCGATCGCCATACTGATAGACCAGCGCATCCAGTTCTGTTGTCGTGTTATGGCCCAGCCGCTGATAGAGGTACTTCATCAGGCGACGCATGCCGATTTGATAGGCGCGATTCGGGTCAAGCACCCCATCGAGGGTATAACTCTCAATTTTCCTCGGTGTGGGGTTATCCGGAGTCCGGCATTGCACCGTTTCTTCTGACCACGTCGTACCATTGATATAAGCGACATCCACACCATCATAATCATCGGCGGACGGCGCCGAGAAGGTGGTCTGTAACTCTTCGGTCATTTCATGCGGGCTGATAATGCCGGACCAGTTTTTAATCCCTTCCCTGCCTACAGATGCGAGCCCGTCACTCAGCAGGAAGTACGATTTCCCCGCCGTGGTGATCTTCTGCAGCATTTCCAGTGCCGAGATACTGTCGCCAGTAGCGAAATCAAAATACTCTCCCCGCGGGGTCCAGTAGGTTGCCTCGAGGGTGTTAATGGCTTCGGTGTCCATCGCCAGGCCAAGAGAATTACCGACATGATACAGCGCGCTGGAGATTCGCCGCGGAGCGCCGGTATCATAAATACGCGTGGCCACAACGTTAACGCGCCGATCAGACTGCGCCGCCAGTTTGCCGCCAGATTCCACCGTCACGGCCATTAACGATACACCGGCATATGATGCAGGGCGGGTCAGTAACCTGCCGCGCAGCGCCTGCCAGTACATAGAGTCCCTGGAGTTTTTACTTCCCTGCTCATTACGCCGCCGGCAGCGAACCTCAACCAATCCCGGCGAGCTGAGCTCCACTCTTTCCGTAAACCCAAGAGCGTTAATGTTCTTCATCCGGTACTGTCCGGTTTTGCTCACCCACCCCGAACCAGAACCATATACGCGGTACTGAATTTCATAATCAACGTTACGGTAATTCTTGCCACCGGATTTCCCGAAACCGCAAATGCCGGAAGGGAATGAAAAATTCACTTCAAATGCATTTACCACCTCATTATCCGGGCAGGCGAGAAACGGACCCATCCAGCTATTGTTGTCGTTAATCCCGGTCGCCTGGTAATCAATCATCGTCCTGGGTGAGTAGCCTGGCCAGGTATTATCAACGGTTCCGTTAACCATTCGCTGTACTGTCGCTGTCGTGCCGTCTGCGGATGCAATGCGGTATTCATTACCCCGATGCGCAAGTGACAGTCGCTGCACCCCTTCAGGAATCCCGGAAAATGCCGCGCCGCTTCCACTGCCATAAGCAAGAGTGACATTGGCGGTGATCGCCGGGCTCCCGCCGCTGGATGCGGTCCCATCGGTGAATACCGGGCTGTCCCCAAAAACGGAAACAGGAAGTGATGAGGCGGTAATACTTCCGCCCAGCCACGGACTGGACTTCTCAACGATGCGAACTACCCCGCCATCATCCTGCGCAACCAGGTTAGACCCTGCTATCGCTTCATTGATTGCCGCCAGCAGGCCAGACATATTGCCGTAGTTAGCGATCAGCGAAACGGTATAAGTAGTCGCCTGCCAGGTCAGGGTAAACGTCTGGCTGCTGGTCGAAAAATCATAGGTTGTTGGGGCTGCACTGCCGCGCAATGAAGCTGCCGAACCCCCCACGCCCGGAACAGCATCCTGCTTTGGTGTGAACGTAGCGATGAAGAGATCATATTCTGCCCCGTTAATTTCCAGCGTAACGGGCATGCCGGCATAGGGGTTAATCTCAGTCAGCGTGTCACTGAACAGGACGCTGTAACCCGATGAAGACGAAATCAGGTAGTTGGTCGGCGCGATGATAGTCACCAGCGCACCTTCCACCCAGGACTCAGGCAGAGAATCATCGCCATCATCATCGCTCAGCCCGGTGAACGAAACCGACGATCCCGAAACGGTCATGCTGTCGGCGGTAATATCGGATGAATCCGGTGCCGTCTGCGCCATATCAAGGCCGCTGCCGCTGGACGTTCCGCCCACCTCGGTAGAGTTGAACCAGTTTTCACTGCGGCGATCGCCGGAAACATCCGCTCCCGGCGGATACAGTGTCCAGGAGAATGAATCACCCAGGGCGGAAATAGGCGTCGAACCAATCCTGATATCGCCGTTAGCAAATGCCACATTTCCACGACTCACGCAGATCAACATCTCAACTGTCATTCTGGTTGGGTCATCAGGGTTAAAACGACTGACCGGCTGAACAACATAATCCGGATAAACCCGCGCACGCCCGAACAATTCCCGAATAGGATCGCCAAGTTTTGCTGTATTCGCTTTTGCCGGGTTTAAGTCCAGAGACTTACCCGTAGATGAATCGTAGGCTCCCGTATCGAGGTTATTCATCATGTAGATGGAATAAGCTGCAGCGGCTACCGCTACAACCAGGGCGGCAATGGCAAAGCCTGTCGCGTAAGGGACGGGGTAAATCTTCACGTCAGTATCTGGTAACAGTTCGCACCGCGGCCATTCCTCTGATGCTACGAGCACGCCATCAATCTCAACGCTGATTGGCTGTGGCAGCCCGGGATCATAATTTTCGACATTCCTCTGCATCCACTCATGCAGGGTTATGCGCGCATGCTGATGGCTTTCAAGTGGTCCGCCAGGTAACCGGGAGGGATAAATATTGATCGTCATCGCCAGAATTCCACCTTGATAAATCGCCGTTTAAATTTCCAGACCGGCATAAAAGAAACGTTCGAGCCGGGGTTACATTCCGCTACCTGCAGCAACCCGTTCAGCTCAACAACAATCCCCACATGGGTGACCATTGTTCCCGAATAACACGCCACGCCAGCGCCGACGCATGGTTCACAACGCTCAAGCTTCAACATCAGCTTTCTGGCTTCTTTATCAAGGCCGCCGCCATCTTTGGTCACACCTGCAAAGTCTGGCCATTCGGGTAATCCAAGGTCGCGTCGTATCTCATTTACGATGCCAAAGCAGTCGAGTTGCGGATACACTCTGCCGCCCTTCAGCCAGGTGACCGAAAGGTATTTATCAGGTTCAAACATGGGGAAACCTCAACTCATGTAACGGAGGCCGGGATACTCATTAAGGGTGTAACGGAATCTCGGCCAGGCAGTATCGAGCACATTCATATAGCCCGCGGTGATTTGCGCCTGCAACGCTGTCCAAGAGCCCGCTTTGATAGCGAGCGTATAGGGTACAGAAGCCGGGGCATTAAGGTCAGTAGACACATATTGTCTGTAAGTCAGCACTCCATCTTGCTGAGTCGCAAGAGCATCACGAATCGCTGTACTCACTTCCCCGTTAATATTACTGATAGCAAACTGCAAATCCTGTGTACCGTCGCTGTTTCTGGCCGGGATGGCGATATCGATAGCCGCGGCTGAGAAGGTAATAACAGCGCCATTTTCGGTCGTCGCTGTAATATCGTCGTAGCCCTTGCAGAAATAATGCACCGTCGAACCGATATTGATTTGCAGCGTTTCAATGATGAATTCCGATCCGCTACTGGCATAAAGCCGGTTAAGCACCGTCATGCTTCGGCCACTCCTTATTCAGCGCAATATCCAGCAGTGAGCTGCCGACGATCCATTCCGGGTAATTACCCCATGGGGCAGGAGCAAGGGGGCGTTCCCATAATTCAAGCGTCGCTGTGTACTTCCAGTAAATCGGGGCCACCAGCACCGGTCCCTGATAAATATCTGTGAAGCGGCATTTGTAAAACTTAATACCTGCCGGCGTCTGCAGCTTCATCATGAACCATGCAGCCCCGTCAGATAACGCATCACGGAACCAGGATTCAAACGCCAGTCCCTGCGCATCGGTTTCCATAAACCAAGTGATGCTAGCCTGCGTCGGTGTGGACGTATAAGCTCGCCTTTGCCGCGCGCGGCCGGTGGTTAACTGGGTTCGTTTTAACGGGCTTACAGGCTGGAATCCATAGCCTTCCTGCAGTGGCATTGGGAGATAGTCGTGTGGGTAAAGGATATCTGCCATGTTATTCCTTATACCCCCTCACGTAGCGACTCTTTAAAGCGCGGCCAAAATCACCCTGCGGCATCATGACCTCCTTCGTAAGCTCCCCTTTCAACTGCCTGGAAAGCTGTCTGTTATTCTGGTTTAGAGTAGAATTAAGTTGCTCAGGCGTGACCCCCTGAAGGTTAAACTCTTGGGTAATCGGCGCATGAACAGTGGTTCGCCGGCTGTTGTCGCTGCTAACGTTCTGAACGCCAGTCCCAAACCCCGAACGCCCCAATGTCGCATCAAGCGGCTTGCCGTTCCGTAATGCCTCAAGCTGCGACACGCCGATTCGATTTGTAGACTCCTGATCGAAGACATATTCCCCTTTATGGACAATACCTGCCGGCTGATACTTTCCGCCTGAGCCAGTATATCCACCAGAAGCAAAGCCGACGGCGGCAGCGCTGGAGATGCTGGATGTTATAGATGCCATTAGCCCGACAACTGAAGCCATGGCCGCAATATTAGCGGGGAACGGTAAACCGGCCAGCGCCTGCCCCATTGCCATAGGAAGTTGCAGAGCGGCTTGTGCAATCGCGAATGCTTTCTGAGTAACAAACGCAGCCTTATACATCGCGGATTGTTCACCAAACATCACCCCCATCGAATCGGTGATACCGGAGAAAGAGTTTTGCGCTGATTGCATCTGTGCGGCATTAACTGCGGTGCTTAGTGCCAGTTGGTTCTGTTGCCCTTGCTGTTGGAGGGCCAGCAGTTGCTGCTGCTTCTGCTGCTCATTCAGTAAAGTATTTTGTGTGATCGCCTGTTGTTGCTGATTCAGCCAGGCAGCATAATCAGTCTGGGCTTGCTTCAGCTTTTCGATAACCTCCAGCTGCGGATCAATTTGCAGCCCTATCATATTCAATCCCTGCCCTGACAGGTCGCTATTGGTTGCTCCAGACGTCAGCGTACCACCAGCCTTGTTCACACCTGATATAACGGAATCAGGCAGCACTGATTTACCAATCAGGTCGCTCGCCTGCTTCCCTGCAGCCTCCGGCGTCAGTTTCTTCAGCTCAACCATCTTCTGAAGAATTTCGAGGCGTTTTTGCAGCGTCTCATTTTGGCGCAATTCCTTTGGTGCAATTTGCTCCTGCATTTTCCGGTAGTCATCCAGCGTTTTAACTGAACTCTGCAAAGCCTCCTGCTGCTTATAGGCCTGCAATATTTCGTCAGAACGGGAAAGAATCGACTTCTGGTCGGCGGTTAACTGCGTTTTAGATTTGAGGTCAGCGATCTGCTGCTCGAACTTTACCCGTGCCTGCGTAGCGCTATTAAGTTTATCGCTGGCATCCAACTGGGACTGCATCGCGGCAGTCTGCTGGTGTATCTGGTCAAGAAGCCGAGTTGCTGCGTCCTCTGTAAATGTTTTACCTTTTATCTCTTTCTTAGGTTTTTCATTGCCCTGTTTTTTGGCCTGCTCCAATTCCTTTTCACGAACGGCAATTAGCGCATTAGCTTGTTCAATCGCCTCTTTGTTCCCTGAGAAAGCTATTTTTCTTGATTGTGCCCTCGCTTCCTTTAGTCTTGCTTCGGCTCCAGCGACCCTATCAGCCGCCAGATATTCCTTATTAATCCAATCAACGGACTCTGCGACAGCTTTATTTCCCTCAATAGTCAGAGTATTCATCGTTGATTGTAGGTCGATGGCCTGTCCGATAAATCTCATCGTTGGGTCAATTGCGCCGCCAAGAGCAACATTCTGCTTACCTTTGTCGGCAGCTGTGTAATAGTTTTTGACCTTTATTGCCGCTGCCGTCCAAGAGTCGCCAATTTTCAGTATCTCTCGACGGTGCATGTCAATATCAGCATTCAGAGCCGTAAAATTAGCTGAATCCTTATATTGAGAAACTTTTTGTCGTGCTTCATCGTAGCTATATCCGACATCAATTAATTTATTTACTGCCTCGCTGGCACCGTCATTGGTCGTAATAAACATGTTGCCGACGTCATCAATAGCCTGACCCGTTTTGTCAGATATAGCGACCATATTGAGCGCCAGTCGTTCTGCCGCATCGCCGTTAGCACCAAGTGACGTTGTCGCGATTTTCGTTGCGGCATCTATCTCCTGGCGGTTTTGATAGACGGCATAAGTCAGTAGACCAACTGCGGCAGCGGCCACACTGTATGGATTAACCAACCCCATTACATAGGTACCAACTCCCTTAATAGCTGGCCCAATACCGCCAAACATATCTTTTAACTGCCCACCCTGCTGCATAAGCACCATAAAAGGGGACTGGCCTGTAGAGAGTCCGACTACGATATCCGTCATCTGAGCGGGGATCATGCGCATTGCAAAAGCTGTTTGGGCAGCAGACTGCCCAGTTTTTTTCAAGTCGTCACGAAAACCGGTTAATTTGTTACGAGTCTCTTCAATTCGCTTTGAATAAAGCTCAAATGTATCTGTATCTACCATCCCTTTAGATTTGAATTTCGCCAAATCCTGTTGTTGTTTGTCCAGCTTATTCAGGGCGGCATTCACCGGATCAATACGATCGAGAAGTTCAGATAGAGCCTGCTTTTCTTCGTCCGTAGCCTTTGTCACCTTGCCAGCGCTCGTAGCTGCACGGTCTCCAGCTTGAGTCATTTTAACCAGTGCAGTTGCGAGATTATCGGCCTGCTTTTCTGCCCCAGAGCTGTCGATAATGATTGCGAGGCGTGAGGTTTGTTCTGTCATTTAGCGATCTCCGGGCAATAAAAAACCCCGCCGAAGCGAGGTTAGAGCTTTAGAACTGTTAGGCTTTTAATTCATTGACGGTAAAACATTATTGCGCCGATAATCGCCGCAAAGACCGCCAGCACAATCCCCGCGATTAACTTTACATTAACGTCAGCCAGCCTATCGCTGGCGCCAGCATCGTTAGTGTTAACTATTGTCTTCGAAGAGGTTACATCACTCCCGCAATGCTTGCACTTCACCGCTTCGGAGTTTATTAATTCTGCGCAGTAAGGGCATTTGGACCCTTTTAACTTATCGCCCACCAGAGCAACGATGATACCGGCGATGGCTACGAACCCTCCAAATATCATGTAATTTTGGCGCGATGACATTAATCCAAGATTGTTAACCCTGTAACCACCGCTTGTCGCTACTGTCACATCCATGAATAGCGCAGATATCGCAAAGATCACCCCTATTGCAATCGCTATATAACCAATAATCTTCACTTGCCTACCCAATCAGTTAAAAAGCCACCCGAAGGTGGCCTTATCAATCAGCTTGCGTTCTCGCAACCCGGCAGGCTGCGGTCAATCACGAGGTTGCCTTCAACACGCAGACCTATTTTACCAAACAGGAAAGCATGGTTTAGCTGAGTGACAACTACGTCTGACAGACCAACAGCACAACGATCTTTTTCAATCGCGCGGTCTGCTGCAGTTTTCACGTTAGGGATCCCTGTAGGGAAGATGATGACCGGGTAGCTATCTTCAGCAGTAACTCGTTTACCTTTGTAGAACTTGCCCCCATTAAGGTTGTAGTTTTTGGTGCTTGCTACAGTTAAATCTGCAACACGCACAGTACAACCCGAAAGTAACAGCGCTCCAAGCGCCAATGCGATGACTTTTTTCATTTTATATTTCCTTTGATTGCAATCGGAAACATCCTAACACATGAGTTGTGCATCGCAATGCTACAATTATTTAGCGTTTTTCCTGTCTTTTCTGCTCCGCTGCCCACTCGTCACGCCACGCATCGTCGAGCGCCAGGATAGCGGCGTCAAACTCGGTGCGGTCAATCAGGATGGTGCGCGATGCCAGATATAGCTCAATATCATTCAGGGATAATGGGAGCGGTACTCCGGCCATGCCGGCATATTTCCTGCTGCGCGATATCATGGCATAGGCATTGAGGATCTCCCCTGTTACTGGATCAATTTCTGGCTCAGGAATCGGCGGAAGGTTCAATTGCTCCCGGCGCCATTTTGCCTTGTCTCCCCTTTCGCCCCCGAACTCCTTTAGCCACGCCTGCGCCTCTAGGGCTTTTTTACGGTTTCCTGAGTCTGCTGCTCCTTACCCTGAGCTATGTTCGCAGCCTCTGCCAGAATCAGCCAATACAACGCGGGGTTCTGCTTCAATAACGCGACGCCAAGTTCGGGTGTATACGCTACAGCCTTCTCTATACCATCCACCAGCTCACCTACTCCCTCCCAGTCTTTCAAAAGGAAGCGCGCGCAGTTATCGATGAGAAGATCATCAATCGAGTCAATTTCACCTACGCTGGCGAGATCGAAAGCGTCGGTACCGACCTGATAGCTCGCGTCCATTTTGTCGATATGGCGCCGCACCAGCGCATTACGTGAGCGATACTGTGGATTCTCGCTGCTGGCCACCAGCAGACGGAGTTTAAACAGTGCTTCTTCTTCCGGTGTGTATTTCTTTTTACGGCCATCAGGCTTTTTAAAAGGGCAAAACCAACGCTCGCCACTCAGATCAAGTTGAGAAGAAATAATCAGCATACAGACTCCATAAAAAGCCCGAACCGCGATGTTCTGCGGAACGGGTCAGGGAAATTAAGGTGCGGTGACAGTGATTTCAGACGTTGCCGTAAAGGTGCGAGCCTTCCCGGTGATCGTGGCGTTCCCGGCAGCGTTGCGGGTCACTTTCGCCGTTTTTTGCCCGGTAGAAACTACGCTGGCAATCGCAGGATCCGATGACTTCCACTGGACGATATCTGTTGAATCAGCAGGCGTAAGCGTGGCGGTTAATGTCACCGTAGAGCCGACTGCGCCATTTGAAGTGGCTGGCGCAACACTGATTGCCGTCGCCGGTACTTTTGGCGCGCGGGTAATCGTTGGCGGCGTATTGGCGGCCGTGATATCGAGCTGAACCTGTACGATGTCAGTATTCCCGGCGTCCGGCCAGTCGCCAGAAATCTGCACTTCAGGGAAGCTGAATGTATAAGCGCCTTCGGCGTTCTCCAGCGTGAAGGTAAACGGCACCGTTTCGCCGGTGAAGGTTTTTTTATAAATCTCCCAAGCCGCCTTGGACCATGACAGCGTGATCTGGCCTGACGGTGTAAAGGTCGTCGGAATGTTTGCGCCAGCAAATGCTGAGCCGGTACCGATACAACGCTGAGTCTGCATGTTGTTATCAAACTGGATATTAAACGTATCCACACAGAAGCCGGCACCACCCGCCACCCCGTTCAGACTCAGGCCTGTCACTTCCTTAAACGAATAGCGCAGCGCGCCAGCACCATCCACCGGGTTAGTGAAATAACTGGTATCGTCGGCTTTGGTTTCCCAGTCAAGCCCGGCGAAGGTAATGGTCGCAGTGATGTCGCCATCATTCGGGATTTCAATCTGGAAAGTTGCAACCTGGCAACCGCGGGCAATCTGTGCGATCCCTACATCATCAGCGTATGAAGAAACTGAAAAAGTAATGCGGTTGTTGCCCATCGTCAGCACATTATCGAGCCAATCCGCTCCGAAACAGCTCGCCAGAAAATCATCATGCTGATTCCAGCGAAATTTGGTGCCGACATCACCGCCGACATCAATCGTGCCACGGGAAACGCCCTGCGCCATACGGTCACCGCCGATTTCATCGTTATCGTTGGTGTTCTGCGTTGGCATCAGCCCGAACGACGAACGGCGTAACAGGTTCCAGACACCAGCAGAGGGTGTCTCTCCCGGTGTGGTTTCGCGAATAAACGCGGTTACTACTTTTGCGCCTGAACTCACAGAAGCCTCCTGTTGATTGTGCGCTACAGAGCGCGATAAGGGATTTGAAGATTGAGCTGAGACCAGCCATCGGTTTCACCTGCCGGGATGGCGGATACGGCGAAATAACTCAGCGCTCCGTCGTCCTGAAACTCGAAGAGTTGCGTTAATTTGTCGGCGGCCTGAGTCAGCTGCAGAGTGCCTGAACCAACAGGGACGAAAAGCTGGATGATGAGAACCCCTGTTCGGTGGACAGTCGGGCCCGCTCCAATTTCGTTAGCACCTGCTTGTCCGGGGATGTCAGTAAGACGCGCCCAGATTTTTCGACCGCTGGGATCGAATACAGGACCGTTTGGATAATCCACCGCATCCTGGGCAATAGCGGTCTGCGTCGTCATTCGTCTGATGACAACGTTTCTTATTTCTGTGAGGGTCATTTGTAGGCCTGAATCACACCATTAAATGAGACGGCATAGACGCCTGTCGGCGCTTGCGTAGAGTGGCCATTCTCCAGCGGTACGGAGTAAGGGAGGTTTGACTGAATGTAAATCACCGAGTAGGCCGGCGCCTGATTGATGATATTTTTCCCGTTGAGGAATGTCATTGTTCCGCGCGGGTCAGGCTCTGATGGTATTGAATGATCTGGTTCTCCAATACTGACAAAGTGTGACGCCCGGAAAGTTCCTGCGCGATACTCAGCCGGACGCCGGATATCCATGCCATCGTTAACACGTGCTTTCTTTCTGAGACGGCCTGTCTTTGTCAGGTTGGCAGGATCGGCATAAAGAGATTCGTTCCATTCACCTACCGCTTTGTTGTACTGAACAGCTGTGGCATTGATAGCCCAGAGCTCAGGGTTACCGACGGGAGACCGTTGCACGATTTCGTTCAGCAACTGAATAGCGATCGTTCTCTGGCGAAGTTTGACATCCTCGGACACCAGCCCCGCGAATGCTGCCGGGTCAATATTCCAGCCTTTAGCCATATCACGCCCTCCGCAGTTGAATGGAGTACGCAGCTCCGGCAGAATCTGCGGCAGCCGTTATAACCTCGTAGCGCTGGAGCGCTCCAGTAATCGGATCCGGCGCAGTGATAAAGTGTCCGACTGCTGGCTTATCGGTCACCTCGTTAACCAAGGCGGTTAATTTCAGGTCACCATGCAGGATGTTAACGCCATCGATACGGCGGAGTTTGTAACGGGCCAGAACTCCGCGCCCCGAATATGTCACCTGCGTTTCACTGCCGGTTTCCGTGACAGGATCCCATGCACCGCGAACGGTGTAACTGCCGGTGAAATCTTTTACGGCATCCTGCAGGTCGGTATCGAACGCCGCGGCAACTTCAGTCTGGAGTTCGTCTCGGATACCCACGATCCACCTCCTCTATGCCTCTTTCACCAAAAAGCTGAAGCGGTAAATTGTTTGATGCATATCCGCCTGTAAAGCGGACCAGAACACTACCACGCAGTTTTCTGGTGTAGATCTCACCGTTGCATTTAACTCGCAGCGGGAGAGGCGCAAACTCAACAACGCCCTTTGCCGGGTTTGCGTAAACGACATGTCTGATCGGGTTTCCATTCACAAACACATCGCGAGGACCGAGCCCGTCACCGGCATAATGCACATCCGGATTTTGCATGTTACCCCCTCACCAGCCGCACCTGCGACTGATTAACACCGTATGGCTTAAGCATGGCCAGAGCCAGCTGCAGGTCAGAATCAAGCAATGCAGAGCTGTTGGTAGCAAGTTCTGAGAAGGTTTTGGAAACAGAAACGTCGTCAGCGTCAACGGCCTTACTCAGCAATACCCCCGAGTCAGTTTTCTGCTGATACAGCCCGCCATTTGCCGCCGCCAGCGCCGCATAGGCGCCAGCCTGTTTTACATCGTCAGGAATGATGGTTTCGTGAGTTGCCTTATCGCACGGCATTTTCAGGTTAAGTCCATTCATCCAGGTATTAGCCATCAGCACAGATTTGGCTTTTTTGCTTTCATCCGCCCAGGTGGCACCGAGTATCGAATTGACATCTTCAACGGTGACGAAAGTGATCATGCATCACTCCATTTCTTTCCAGCCGTGCGCCTTCCAGTTCTCCACTTCATCAGGGTGAACGTTGGCTGTATTAGGAGCGCCGGGGAATGCCGGGAAATCGGTAATCATCGCCACCAGCTGCAGTTCCTGCTGTGCAGGAGTATTGGCGTCAACCTGCACGGTCGCAAGTTTTGCTGCAGCACGTTCAGCACGCTGCTCTTTGGTTAATCCGGCCATAAGCCCTCCACTAAAAAAAGGGGCCGAAGCCCCCGATAATTAACCCAACAGCAGAACCGAGTGCTCAGTTTTCACTGCCGCTACGCCCCAAGACAGGCCAACTTCGTAGCGCACCTGACGGTATTGACGGTACAGCGCCACCTGATAAGTGATGCCTGACACCGGGTCAGTAACGTTCATGACGTCATCCGCAGTATCACCGCCCTGCGGCATTGCCGGGGTACGCGCAGCCAGCAGGAACGCGTTACGGTCGAATGCCATGTTTGCGGTATATCCACCTACGGTAGTAATCGCGGAGTTATCCGCCAGCGCCTGACGCAAGCCCGGTGCTGCCAGGGTAATAGTGGTAGCAGTAGCTGCAGCAACGAGGTATTTGTTGCTATCACCATCAAACGTCACAATATCACCTGCCGTGAAAGAACCCGTGCCGGTATCAATCGCGATCAGGATATCACCCTCCGATTTTGCACCATTTACCAGATAATCAGTGGCAGCCGATGCCGCGCGTTTCTTAACATGCGCGGATTCATGGATGTTGAATCCTTCCAGTCGCCCCACGATACCCTCACGCAGCAGCGCATCGGTACCAGACTCGTTCACCTTGAACAGAACTGACTGTTTACCACGGAGGTTAGCAATCGCAGAGGAACCAAGGACCATCTGCAAATCGGTAGTCGGGGAGCCGTTATCGGACAATACCTGGCGCGCATTTGCCGCATCCGACAGATCGCCAGCAATCCCGAATGGAGTAGTACCAGCCGTACCGACAGCGCGGGAGGAAGCGAAATACAAAGCCGCGAGATCCGAGTCCATCTCATTTGCCAGCGCACGGAACGCTTGCTTGAACTGATCCGCCAGGATGGTGTTGTAAGTACCGGCCGGACCAAGGGCCAATTGCTCTTCGCCGTTCCATTTGACCGGGGCCATTTTGGATTTGGTGATTTTGACATCAACGGTACCGATCGTCTGGTCGCCATCATTTGGTGCAGTAGCCCCCGGCGTAATATCAACTGTGGTTGCCGGTGGAGCAACTGGCGCAGTAACAGTCTGATCCTTCGCCGCCGCATCAGCTTTCGCATTGCGCGATACAGCCGGGATAAAACCGACCTGTTCGCGGGATACGGTATCCAGAGCCGTAAAGATAGTCGGGATCAACCCGGTAAGCGTATTAGCCATGTGTTTGGATTCCTTGGAGATTAAAATATAGGGTTGGTTGAGCTATCCAGCTCCGGCACCAGCTGCCATCCGGCGGCTGGCAAAGAATTAATCGACGATGGTGATACCGTCTTTGAGAGTTGATTGCTGATCTGTCGGGCTCAAACTGGTAAACGCATCGCGTTTCATCGTTTTCTGCCCGAGTGAATGCTGAGACTGGCGAGAGCCGCCGCCCTGGTTGCCGCTGGCCTTCAGAATGTGGTCTTTCTGAGGGTATTGCTCCACCAGGAATTCCAGCGCCTCATCGAAGGCCGCCAGTTCGCCCGGCTTTGAGCGTGAATAAATTTTGTTGCCTGAACCGTCATAGGCAACGACTTTACCATCCTCGACTTTGAAGGACTGACCGAAACGCGCCTGAAGCATATCTGCTGGGATTGCCACTTTATCTGCGATGAATTTCGAGCCAGAGAACCGGCTGCCGATCATTTCCTTATAAAGCTGGCCTTCAAGGGTCGTCGCACGCTGAGTAGCTTCATCAAGCTGGGACTGGAAGGATTTGGTGATATCCGCTTTAACCTGATCAACGGCACCCGCGTCGATCAGTTTTTTCTGGTCTATTTTAGTCATCATCTCCAGCGCTTCGAGTGCTTTCGCCGGATCACCGATTTTGGCAAACTTAGCCAGACTGGCTTCAGCTGCTTCTTTGGCTTCACGATGAGATTTCGCCTCGCCATTCAGAGAGGAGATTTTCCCAACGGCCTGCACAGCATCAAAACCAACTTCCTGGCCGTCATCGTGGACATAGACGGGTAAACCGCTCGCATCGACTTCTGCATAACTTTTGCCGTTAACTTCGACTGTTTTCAGTTTCATGTGGTTACCTTTTCGGGGTCATCCGACCGTTGCACCGCTCACCATCCGGATCACGGCAATAAAAAAGGCCGCCCGGAGGCAGCCTGATTGAAGACTTAAAAAGCTTTAAAGTCTGGCGTTGCTGAACGCCTGAGCATCCAGGTTACGCAGTTGCTCCAGAGTCAGCCATTCGCCCTTGTCGTTGTAGAAGTCATCGGGCGACATGCCGCCGTCACGAATCAGTCGGGCCCGAGTTACGCCAACGATCTGGGACTGGCGAGTGAACGACTGGCGCGAGAACCAGCCCTGATAATCGGTATCCGAAGGCACCTGCCCGTCCATGCTGGCACGTGAGCTATCGGATATTTGCCCTACAGCAATACCCAGCTCATCAGACGATTTCAGGATGTAGGTTTCGACGCTGCGACAGCAGAAATGGATTTTCCCGGGTCCCTGCAGATACGGCACCTTATGGCCGATCGGCTTGTTATCCAGTGTGTACTTGAGGCGGTCGCGAATCCGACAGTCTTTTGATGTACGGTTATCCAAAGTGGATAACCACTGTTTACCCTTCAAAATGTCATCGTTCGCATCTGCAAAGCTTTTCCTGGCCGTCGAAGCAAGATGCCCCACAGCCGTTTTTACAATACTGCCGGCATTGGAGCGGCTCATCTGCAGCGCGCCATCCTGATAGCCACGGTTAGCATGACCACGGACCTTTCTGACGATTTGCTCATGCGTATCGCCCAGGAGAAAACCCTGCCGCACTGTATTGGATATTCTTGCCATCCTGTCAGCTTCAAGGTTATCTGCCCACTCCGAAAGCAGGCGCCCCTGAAACGGCTGTGCCATCGCAGTTGCATAAACGGCATCCGGTGAAATGCCCACCAGTGGATGAAGCGATAGAACATCATCGGGGATCGCAAACTGGAACAGGCTCAGCTGAAAGCCTGCTTCGTACTGAGCGAGTTGCTGCAGCTCATCAGATAGTCCCGCGTACATTGACTGCACAGCCTCGCGATTGAGAGCTCTGACACTAACGAGCAGCGCTTCCAGTCGCGACACGGTAAAGCTTTCAGCATCCAGGCTATCCATCGCCACCAGCAATCTGGCTGTCAGTTCCGCATCGCTGTCATTCAGGATTTTTATCATTCTGTTTGCAACGCTGGTGCTGTACCGCGCTACCCATATCGCATGCGCTATCGATTCATCCTGAAGCTTGTCATTCGCCGTTGCCATTTGCACCCCCCTGGTTACTCAGCCCGCCGGCAAGCGTGACCTGCTGATTCCGCAACTCGTCGATTACCTCTTCGGGCTTCGCGTCCGGATCGATAAATTTGAGGGCCTGCAAAACGCGAACAGCATCAACCTGACGTATATCCCCCCCCTGACGGAGCGACTGAACAGCCGTTGCAGCTGCGGCATCAAACGTCTGGGCTGAAACGTCCAGTTCGGTGCGTACATCGACATTGCCGCCTTCTTTCTCGCCCAGCCATTCCGCCATAATCTGCAGGATATTATCGAGCGCATCCTCAAGCGAGCTTGCCATGGTGTAGAGAGGTGAATTCTCCTGCATCCGCTCTTCGTGAGTCTGGTCTAAGGATTTAGTCGATGTGTTTTCCGCGCGCAGCAATTTTGCGCCGGCCTGACGCATCTGGTTTTCCAGATCCTCAAGGGAAATCTTACCGGCTTCAATCGCAGCCCCGGTATGCTCGACATATTCCAGTCCCTGCCGCTGGCGGTCATCGAAACGAGTCGCAGAGGAAGAACCTATCGTCAACGTTTCGCCATCAGCCAGACCGTAAGCCACCAGCAACGGCACACGAGCGACATGCAGGATGTTGTCCTGTTCACTCTGACTCTGCCAGTGCTTGATATTCAGTAAAGCGAGATTAAGCAGTGGCGGTGAACCGCGCATAAAGCCTGTTCGCTTCGTGTAAAGCGTCACCAGGGGAATATCATCGCGACTGGTTTCCCACTCGTCGTGAATCTGCCACTGGCTTTCACCATTTTCACCTTTATTTCGGCGATAAATTTCAACCTTACCCGGCATAATATGGCGTATTTGCTCAACTTTCGTTTGCCCGTAATCATCGCCATCAATAATGATGACCTCTCTGATACGCAGATCGGTCAGCACCACTTTCCCTTTAACCACTTTCGATTTCCAGCCGATGACCTGGCGAGGATTTAACATCGTGGCATACGGGCGGGATCCCGCGGCTTTTTCGTCGGCTTTAGTTTTTACTGCCTCCGGGTCAATTTTCGGGAAGTCCACCAGCGCATGTACCAGACCATACTGGAATCCGATGCTGAAAAATTGCTGTGCCCAGACATCGAGCCGGTTTCCTTCCATATCAATATCTGGCGACAACTCTCGTATTTGTTCAGGAGAGTCCTCACTCAATACCGTCGGCTCAGCAAACACTCGCCCGATGTTTTGTTTAATGGCCTCTTCATAGGCAGGTAGTAACGTTGCCGAAGCTAAACGCTCCTTATAGCTTTCAGGATCTTCGTTCGGCCATTTCGGGAGATACTTCTTGCCCTGCCGGCGCATTTCCAGCGTGCCGCCCATCAGCGCATCATTAATATCCCATGCCTCAACCATATCGTTATAGTCGAGGTTGGGCGTTGAAATATCAGGCATGTTTTTACATCCGCAGTTGGGTGACTTTTCCGGTTGGTTTGATGATCGGGAATTGCTTCACAATGAAATACCCGCCGGCATCGTTAGGGTGATCGTTATCCGTCGTTTTATCCGGCTCACCGTTCTCGGCCCAGACCTGTTGTTCGAGCGATTCTGCGTACACCGGGCAGCGCTGTACGTTCACCTTGTAGCGACGTTCGCCGTTGCCATTGCAGAACATGGCATTCATCGAGTTGATGCGGTCTTTCACTGGTGGGTTTGATGCATTAACAACCACATTGAAGCCAGCCTGCTTAAGCTGGGCGATATCAGTGGCGCTGGCATTGCTGGATTTACGAGAATCACCGGAAGCATCCGGATAGATATAGATTTCACGCACCTTGCGATAATCTTTGCCGTCGTACAGCCAGAACCGTTCTTTGATGATGCGAATCATGTCAGGGGTATCGTAAGCCTTCACGATTTCATTCACCGCAAACGGAAGCCCCAGACGTAACACGTGAACAATCCCGGCCATCTTCCCGACGTTAAAGTCCATACCAATATACAGAGGCTCGCCGGGCTGCTCCTCTTCCCGGCAGTTATTCAGCTTACGATCGAACTGATGGTAAATCGTCCCGCTGGTCAGGTTGGTGAACTGGCCACGCAGATAAGCCTTTATCAGTTCCGGCGGGTATGACTCCATCAATGACGGGATGTAGTCCGCCGGCAAGTTCTTTTCGTTGTCGAACGTCGAGGCCTGAACCAGTCCGTACAGCGTTGAGAGAGAGGGTTTATCACGCACAGCCTTTGCGAACTGCTGATAAACGAATTTAAACCCTTCCGGCGTCGTGGTGACGTCTATTCCGTTACGCAGGCCGGGCACCTTGTAACGCATACGCGCGATGATTTTTCGCCAGGCTAATTGCGCCTTTTGCGCGGGCATCACGTCCAGCTCATCAATCAGCGCGTTACCAATTTTAAAACCAACGATGGTTTGTGGTTTCTCCATCGAGCGGCAGATCGTGGTTCCGCGATACTGGCGCCCGGCGTAGAAGTGAACCTCTTTGTTCCCCTCGTTGATTTTGACATTCAGCCCCCAGTCATTGGCTACTTCCTCAACGGTGGGATAAAAGATGTCACGGATCTGCGGATACGTAGGGGCAAAGTAACCCTGGTTGATTTTTGGGTGTTCCCACATTCCTTTGCAGATGCCGCCGCAACCGACCCATGTTTTGCCAGAACCGAAGCCGGCGACATAGGCCTTAAACTTGTACTGCATCGCAAGGAATTTGGCCTGAGGAACGTTAAGCGTCGGTGCTATCGCCATCCTCTTCCCTCACTCGCGCATCGACTACGTTGATATTGATCGCAACTGGCGTTGGCTCGTCATCTTCCGGGTCAGCGGCCAGTTCTTTGCGAAGTTTGTCGATCTCCAGCTGCCGGCGCTCAATTTCTATCTGCTGCAGGCGCTGGGCGAATTCACTATCAGCCAGGCCGAGACGCTTCATCACCGCCTCGAACATTCGCTCGCGGCTGATAGCGGTTATCTCCACACCGTTCTTTCCGAGCTTCACGCCGGAATAGGCAAGCGCTGCATCAGGCGCCAGCTTGCGCGTATCAGCGAAGAAAGGCTGGCCGATACCATCCCCATTGCAGCGAGGACATTCCGGGTTAGGTGCGCTAGTGTGGTCGTAGCCGTATCCCCCATCATCCAAAGGTTCCCGACGTTTACGCTCAAGTGCTTCGAGGCGCTTCTCTTCGTACTCTACGGCATCGCGCCACTGATACTGATGACCGAAGCCCCAGCAGTAACGGCAGCTCCCGCGGCGATACTGAGAAAGCTGGTTGGCGTCGAACGTTGCCAGCCGCCACATCTGCTCAAGCACTTCATCGGCACTTCCCAGCGTGCGCACGATGGATGCTTTCTGCTGCTGCGCAATGGCCTGCGCAACGTTAGGATTCGTTAGAAGCTGACGGCCATAGTTCGGGTCGCTGTAGCCTGCACGCGCAGCGGCTGCCGTTGCATTCTGGTCCTTGAGGTATTCAGCAATGAAGCGCTTAACCTTAGGACTTAGTTTGCTATCCACCAGCTCTTCTGCGCACTTTTCCTTTTGCGCGGTGCGCAATTTCTTCTGCGCAGGTTTTTGCGCAGTTTGCGCAGTGGGTTTCTTGATGTATCGGCGGGCAGTAGCGTAATTCAGTCCCTGCGCTTCACACCAATCCTTCGGTGATACGCCGGTTGCGGCATGATCGGACAGGAACCGTTGCTGAAGCTCGCCCCAGTCCGGCTTTGCCATGGATTACTCCAATAAAAAAAGCCACCAGCGAACGCCTGTGGCCTGTGTGGGTTGTGGTGTACATATTGGCTCGGGTGTGCCTCTCTCTGTAGGGTAGCCATCGTGATAGTCGCGTTCTATCTCCTGCTTCTTTGACGATTAACAAGTACACCACAAATCGTCATTATCACATGCACTCATAGAATGCCTGCTGTAACGACTTAACTGGACTGCTCCGTGACTGTATCAAACAGTGCCAGCGCTTCGGTTGCTTCCTGAATCGCCTTTCGGGTTTTCGAGACAATCTCACTTTCCGTGTAAACACGATCGAAAGAGTCTGCAAAGAGCTCTGCTTTGAGATAGCTATCGCCAACCCAATCAATGGCCAGCTTAGCCGCGGCAGTGTCGTAGTTAACTTTCTTGATGATATCTAGGCGGATTTGTTCGGATGCGGTGATCTCTGACATGTCTTACCTCTGTGCGATGTGGGGCATTATCGAGGTCACTCTGAGAATGGCCTCTGTGATGCATTCGCATTTATCCTTGCCACGTATACAAGCAGAGCGGTTACCTACAGGATACTTGTTGCGCACAATAAAAAAGGCCGCATAAAGATGCGACCTTTGGTTAATACCAGTTAGAAAACTAAAATCTCTAAGGAGCCACCCGGGTGAGACTTTTCTGCTTAATAACTGACCTCTGCCATTTCGGTGTTAGCTGGCAGTAGTTACGAGATGATAGCTTCATTTTGGCTATCGATATCATTTAATTACTGAAAAAGCCCTTTATATTAATTATTCACTACTATCCAGAATATTGAACCAGAACAAAAGATGTATATGCTGTTCTTTTGATACCAATGATCAATTCGCTCCAACCAAGTGGGTTGCTAACAAATTACTCGAGGGTTCCTTAGACAGTGACCCATATATTTAAATGCTCAATGTAGCGCTGGATAGGAACATAGATAACCATTCCGTTAGAAAGATCAACAGACTTGATAACACACCCCTGTGGCGCAAAATATTCCCCATCAGAATGAGGCTGGATTGAGTGTTCGTCTCCGTAACGATAATCGTGGGGAAGTTTAGGAAGTGAATTTTTCGTCATGGGCAGCTTCTTAGATTGAAGGAATTTAAAAATCAATAGTGCATTAGCGCCCATGAATTAGATACAAACTTTTCATTGTTTACCGCTCTATTGTCTCGCTTTCAGATTTTTACTAATGTGGCAGTATATATATCAATAAGTTAGACCTTCTCTGTATTACTTAGCACCCTTCTCTGTAATTTGCGAGCAATTGGCCAGCACTGATTTGTTGTGCGCCAGAATGTCGCGCTTGGTCTGCTTATCCAGCACATCGATATCGTGGTCGGTCAGGTAGATGATTCGTACCCAGTTGCAGGCCGTATCAACCACCACCGGGGCGGGTAAACTTTTCGCGCAGCTCCCGATCAACATCGTCATCAGGCATATGGCTAACTGTCTGCTGTACATTGCAGGCCTCTCTTGTGGCTTCCTCTTTCCGTTCAGACGCGGCGACGCTAGCAGCGGCTTTCTCTTCAGTACGCGTTTGTGCTGATTTGGCTTCTGCCTTGCTGGTACCGCGAGCATGGCCAATACCGAATGCACCAGCGATAGCACCCAGGATAAGGACCACCAGCCCAGCAATAATTTCAAAACTCATTGCTTCGGCTCTTTCTGTTTGTCGGCCTTATCTTTCAATGCCGGCTGCCGTACATATTGTGAGAGCACCGCCAGCACTACCAGCGCAGGGCTAATTAGTGCAACGATATTTGGCGGAAGGATGTTTTTGATATCCGGCGGCAGCATTGCCCAAGCATGAAGCGCGGCATCCGGGAATGACTGCGCCCATACACCGACCAGCGCGCCAGCAGTCCCCAGACGAACAGACCAAGTTCTAAGTAACAGGCGAGCATGTCCCACAAACTCAATCCGGGTATACTTTCTTAACAGCAACAACGTTAAAACAACCACCAGCGCAAGCAGAAAGAAGATAATTAGCTTCATAGGTTTACTCTCTCCTTCACCCACCCGAAGAGAAATTCTTCATTGGCTTCCCGCGCTTCCGCAAGTTCGAGATACCGTGCGCCCTGACTGCAGTTCAACCCTTTCTGTATCACCGTGACCCCTGCGCTACCCCGTACGGCTAGGTAACTGCGCAGCGCGGCGATCGTGATGTTCCCAATGACGCCATCCGGTTTCAGGTCGGGATATAGTTTGCCGCGTTGGTTCAGTGCCGTCAGCCAACGCTGAAGGAACGTTGTGGAAACACGCGGCCCCATGTTGACGCCGGTATCGCATAACTCTTCTGCGATTGATGGTGACAATTCGGCGATCTTGTCAAATTTGGGCTCCAGCCAATACTGCTGCATATAGATTTCTTTCGCAGTTTCCCGAGGGAGCTCTTTCATATCGCCTTTGTAACCGTATGCACGCGCTGTGTTCTGCGTGATACCCCAGCGAGTAGGGCCGCCTTTATCAGAGGGGTGATCGACATAACCACCCTCTTTGCCGAGGATACCCTCGATAATCTGGTCTGCTGTCATTGTGCTCTCACTCCGGTGATTCGCTCCCAGAAATACGTGAGCGCTACAGAACCCATAGTCCCACTGATACCGGCAGTGGCCAGAATCATGTAAATACTTAGGCCGCCTTCTATGCTGACAAGCCCACCGATGACACCGGTGAATCCTGAAACCACGATTTGCGCGAGAGCGTTAATCCAGCTCCAGGTAGCTTTGTTTTGCTTAACGTCAATCAGGTATCGGACAAGACCGCCCCAGCATGACAGAGCAAGGACAATCAGCCATGAGACTCCGGCAATGCTTTCTTTATCTTGCATACGTTTAGCCATATCACCTCCGAAAAAACGGGGTGCTGTGTGTGTTTGAAAGGGTCAGGACCGTTGGGCTGATTTATCAACCAAGCTCGTCGCAGATGATTCCCGTGAGCCTGATATAAAAAAAGCCGCCAAAAGGCAGCTTTAATGAAGTTGTTATACTGATGTGGCTCGATAGTAGATTTAACCTTTATCGCTTAAGGTGCACGTCCCTTTCTCCAGAGGGTTGTGCACGTCCGACCCTACCAAGTCGTTCGTAATACTGTAAGTTAGCAACTTTGCCTTTTTATTGAGAATCATAGAGATTGCGGGTCCTGATATTTTTTTCTGGCTATCCATATTGCCAAACACATATATATCCTCAATCTGTCCATCCTTATTAGGCGATGAACCATTGAAATACAGCTCAATGCCATAATGCTCTCCCTCCTTATCTTTCCAGCTAGCATAACGATGCCAGCCATCTTGTTTCTTCACATCTTGCCAAGTAACAATAGTGTTGTTTTTAGAATGTTCTGGAGAGCATTTGAAAACCATCATCGTTGGCTGGTTAGTGGCATGCGCGGAAGCCACTAAAAACAATGCTGGGAAAATAATCTTTCTCATAATATCGCCTGATGCAAAGCAGGGAATTATACACATGCGAATGGCAATGGTAATTTATGTCCATAAAAAAACCCGCTCGCTGGCGGGTTGATCAACGGTGAACAGACAATGCCCATCGTTAGAACAAATTAACACGAATTCGGGAAAAGTAAATATCTCAGCGCGTTATTTGTTTGAGCTGTCCCTCCGCCCATGCCTCTTCTATATCGAATTTAGTGATCAGTTCGTCAAAAAATGGTTTAACCGTCTTCTTCCATGTATCCAGGGTGATGGCATCCGTTACCTGGCAAATGGCACTGTGCACAGCAGTGGAGAGGATTCGCTCATACCCACGACCACCACAGCGCTTGCAGTTGCCCATGACAGGCACTCCCTGCTTCTCCGTCTCATCCTGGTTCACTACCTTCCCCCGACCGTGGCAGTCGTTACAGGCAGCGCTAACAGTCCCTTTTCCCTTGCACTTTTGGCAAAGCACCCGGACCTGCTCCCGGACCGACTTCACCTCCTCCCAGTATGATGGATAGATCCCCTTTGTAACTTTGACCCACTTCGGCGGTTTGCCGTCCGGATACGATACTTTGTTGGTGAAGACCTCTACGTCGATGAATCCGGAACCGCAGCAGCAGTCACATTTTTTTTTGCTGGAAGCGCTTCGCGAATAGTCCTCAAAGGCGAACGTTGCGAGGATCTGAATAACCTGAGGTTTTACGTTCGTCGCGAGCTTGCGCAGCGCGGCAACTTTATCGCATTTTGTCAGCGCATATTCAGCTAATAGACCGATAGCTCGTTCTCGATCATTGTTGCTAATGCCCATCTTGCCCAGAAAAGCGCTATACCCCATAGCAGCACGTTCCTGTGTCATGCCCATTGCAGCCATAATGTCAGTGCCGGTTAATGAGTCTGATGTCGTCGCTCGTGGAGAATCGCTAATCATAGTGGACTTCGCGAAGTGGTATTTCACTGTATTTTCGAGGTTCATGCTATTTCTCCCAGATACTGATAAATGCGGACAAAGTTTTTCAAAATTCGATAATCGGTCATTACTGTTCCGCGGTGCCGGCAGAGGCGGAGCTTTTGCCAGCGTTCGCGGATACGTTCGATACCGTCACGGCTCATGCGGCCTCCCGTTGTTTTATTAGCGCACGGCGTAGCGCGCTGTAATGGCGTCTGATGCCTTCCAGTTCTTCGATGGTGTATCGGTGAGGGGTGTTGTTGTTTTCCAGCGCCTCGACGCGCTCAGCGCCGATTTTCTCTACCAGGCCAATGCGGTACTGCTGCTGGTTTCCTGACATCTGCACGTTGCAGTGATGGCACTGCTTGTGAATGTTGTCCTCGTTGTAACGCAGGTGCGATGCTTTACCGCGGGAACGGTAATGACCAGCCTCCCACTGAACCGTGTCGAAAGAGCCGCAGCTGATGCACGGCAGATCATGGTCTCGTTCGCGGATATAGTCGTTAACGACACGCTGGGTCATATCCTCCCAGTGCCTGAGAGGTTTCACCGCGGCCTTGCGTTTGCGCCATACGGCTCGCTCTTTCTTCGCTTTCGCCTGAGCCTGTTTTTTGCGTTTCTTCTCCAGTTCCTGCATGGCAAATTCAGCGCCATGCTCAGGAGAGCACCAGCGGTGGTTCTCGAATACTGGAGTGAATTTCGCCCGGCAGATTTTGCAGCGTCGTTGGGGTCTCTTTGCCATATTCATCCCCACATCCGGTTGCACCAGCGGGAATCAGGCCGCGGTGGATTCTTGTCTTCCACCAGCTCAGCGCTGACGGTCCAGGTCCTAAAATCTTGGTTTAAACTACGTTCGACCTTTACCCCGCGTTTGCGGTACTTATCCATCAGTTCATCGGCCTGCTGGGTCGTGCAGTCGTGATGGTGAAACCATGAATATTTCATCGACTCACCCCGCAAAGCTGAGCAATTGAGACGCTGCATTTTCAGCAGCTTCACGACTGGCGAATTTTTGGGACAGAATCCACCGCCAGAGCACATCTATTGAGGCCTGGTAAAGCTGGTGGAATTCGGTTTCGTCCATACTGGCGAAAGAAATGCTACGGGGATGCTTTTTCAGAGTGCCATCCGGCAACTGTAGCGCATCGTAATGGCCTGCTTCGACGATTACCCATGAGCGATAGGCGTCAAAGGATTTGCAGATGCTGATGCTTCCGGCTCGTTTTTCTGCGACGCGATCAAGATATTGCTCGGCGATATCCTGGAATACCGATTCCTTGCCGCTATGGGATGCAAGGAATTTGGAATATCCGAGAATCAGCCTGCGCTCGTTCGAAGAGATTGCGCCGCCGGTAGGCTCCCAGTATTCAAAACCCAGATTGAGTAAAGCGAAATATCGGCGGTGAAACGCCGGATTGCGGACAAGCTTATATTCGGCCTCCAGGACGGCGCCGAGCTTGCATTTTGATTGCAGAAAATCGCTGGTCTCCGGCGTTGCGGGGATCAGGATGCCTTGAGAATGTTTTATTAAGTGCAATTGCGCCATGGTTTCTCTCCGTGGCGCAGTAGGTAACGGTTGTTCAGGCCGTTGATTTCATATTATCAGAAGGTGGAATAACACGATAGCCAAGTCGTTCAGCAAACCTCATAAACCCATTTAAGGTAAATACTTCTTCATCTGGCAATAATGGCCGCATGGATACGACGCCGTTCGTCCGGTAAACGAGATGCCTACCTGAAGAAGGAAAACTACAAACCACTGCTCCATCAGTTCGCCTGACTACATCGTACCAAGTCTGATCTTCTGGAGACTCTACATAAACGGTCACATTACCCCCTGAGCGACATACTGACGCCAAAAAATTTGGCAGTGGCATCAAAGGGTATGCTCGCTACCAATAAACAAATAATCAATAAAACCAATCGCCTGCGCTTTCCCTAGTCTCCTGCAGAATTTCCTCTATCGTCTTCTTTGCGTCCTTCTCACCGCCATAAACACTTAACCCATCAGTACCTGCGCGTCGGATAACCAGGCTGCAATTATCAAACCGGTTATGTAGTCGTTTCAGCAACTTTTTCTCCAGCGCCGGCACGGCTCCATCTGGAAGTTTCTCTGTGCGATCAATGGTTAATTCAACTTTCATGGTAGCATCCTTTGCAAATACTGTGTTTTTATACAGTAACTCGCAAGTTAAGAATGATCAACCTGTTAACAGCACGAAATGCAAAAGACACCCTTCATATGGATATAAAAAAACCCGCCATCCGGCGGGCTTTGTCCCGCCCCTGCATCACGTTGAAATTCAGTGGATTTTTTGTACTGCACTGACGAGGCTATTCATAACTTCATCTTTTGGAGCTACTATCCATCCCTTTTTCCTGAAATAGCCAACAAAAGCATCAAACGACATGACGGCCTGATCTTCAGTTAATGGATAAGAGTCCTGAACCTTCCCTTTTTCATCCAGATAAAGCAAAACCCTACCTGGTCCATGTAGCGATATTGCCAGTGATTCCGAAAACGGATTCCGCTCTTTCGGCATAAGCTCGCCCTCCAGAACTTTTCCTGCAAGATATTCCATCGCTTCCGTAACCTGTTTTGAGGTCAATTCGTCAATATGGTTAACGCCAAACTCCCGGTGTATCATCTTGTAAAGCGGCTGATAATGAATGCCTGTTTTACCCATGATTCGGTTTACCAGCCCGCGCAGTGGGGTGCGATCGTCAGCGGTTGTTTCAGCCTTACGCGGATTGATTGCCTCCCCCTTAGTCCAGTATTCGTAAAGAACATCGTCGCACTCCTCTTGGTAGCGGATAACCCGATCGCGAATTTCGGGGCGAACCTTGTTCGGACTGATAGTGTTCAGCCAGGCGGCTAGTTTGCGCAGGGCGAGGCAGATCATCTTTTGTGCGCCACCAATAGTGGGTATGGTGATTTCCACCATACCTTTAGAAAATCGTTGTTTTATCTTAATGAATTGGCTTTTCCAGTCCATACCCATGCCCTCAACGATAGGCTTCATCGGGGTGTATGGCTCACCATTGTGGTTAACGACAAACAGCTCAGAACCGTAGAAAGGGACGTTGATAGTGCAAGTTGATTGCTTTACTGCTAAATTAAACATGTCGATTTTTCCTTCGTGGTGATCTTCGATAGAGGCCCGGTAAGTGTTGCCGCACTTCCGGGCTTCGCTGTTTCTATAAGTTGATGAGACCATCATTTTTAAGACTCCGTTCAATACGCTTAAGAACTTCGCTATTCAACGACCGCCCCTCTTCCTTTGCTACCTTCTTGAGGATCTCTTTCAGGCGCGCCGGAAATCGAATTCCTGTGGGTGGGATATTATGCATATGTTCCACTATCTCTCCTTAGTTACATAATGAAGCCATAGAAATACTACATGATGTAGCTATCCTGTCAAACAGATTTTGACTACATTATGAAGCTAGTTTTGTTCGAGGAATCCACATGAAAGGCGCTAGTCTAATTGCACCATTCGGTCTACGTATGCCGGAAGAATTAAAGGATAAAATTGCACAACGAGCCAAAGACAACGGACGATCTATAAATGCTGAAATTGTTCAAACACTCGAAGATTCGCTTAAAGATAAAAATCTAAATAATTCAATAGCTTCACTAAGCATGGCTCTTGATACTTTCAAAAAGGTGGAGAGTGCAATGACCGAAGCTTTAGAAGCAAAAGATAAACACATTAAATCAATTACAGATTTGGCCCATGTGCAAGCTGATTACATTGCGGCACTTAAAGAGATCTTGAAGACCAAATTCAATTTTGATGCCGATGTATTTGAAAGTTTTGAAGATTTCTCAAAAAAGGTCGGCAAATGATAGCCCACCCGTGTGGGCCTAGTTTAGTTATTCTACTGTTCAAAATTTGGTTAACCACTAAAACGCTGTTGGGTAAATTCGAAACTCCGATCCAGAACCGTACCCTATACTATACGTTAGCACTTTCCCTTCAGTTACTTTCCCAGCTAGTACGCTCATGTCTCCCCCGCATATCCTTTTTGGTCACGCGCTGAAGAGATGATCACCAAAGGTTCAACGGTTCATAAAAAACCCGCCAAAGCGGGCTTTATCATGCTGCATGTCTTTTTCCAGGCAAATCTGCGGAAGATTAGCCCTCACAACGCCTAAGCGAATGGCGGCGGCACGGCGTCGCCACAGCACACAAACTGCTTATCCTTGAAATATTTTTTATACCGCAATACTTGTCGTCAATTTATCCCTTTCTAGGAAGCGAAAGAAAAAACCCGCCGAAGCGGGTTTGTATTTAATGCTTTGAACCTACCCGTACAGGGAAGGACCAACACTTATAACCATACTCGTGGGCATCCAGAACACGACGTTCAGAATCAGGCGTTCCAGCCTTCGCGCGCGCCCTACGAAAGCGGCATTTTACCCAGCGAAATCCGGCTGGTAACGGTTTTGTATGGATCTCTTTTAAAGCCATAATTAATCCTCGTTTCAGCAGGGCACCTTCCTGAAACTTGATAAATGTATGGGGATCCGCTACTGTACTGGTGTGAAGGCAGTACCGATTGCGGGTGCTCTGCATCCCCAATCCGAGCCCTTTCTCGCCAAAGAAAGGGCTCAAATTTCTTATCACCGAATATAAGCTTTTAGAATGGACAAGATCCGTTCAGCTTCTTCTTCAGTAAAATTCGTAGGTAAGTTTTGGATAGTAATCAAAGCCCCAGTCTCTGGGCGGAGTAGCACCGGTAAATTGAAAGTTTTCACTTTCTCGTCAGGTACTGGTTTAGACTTTTCAATTTTTTCTTCCACAGCATCTAACCCCGCGAATTCATTATCGTCTTCAGACCTGTCAAGCACTGTTCCAACTGACACGTACTCATCGAATTTTTTAACTGCACTTTTAAAGCGGCTTCGATAGTTTTGAATGCTTGATTCAGTTGGTTTTGGATTTTGATTTTCAATATATCTGTCGATCAACTGTTCAACATCAAATTCACGAATATCATCTTCACTGTTGAGATCCACAGCGGAAAGTAACAGCAAAGCTGAGTTTTTAAGGTTTCGAGCTGTCGCATCCTTTAGCAGTCGCAAAGAAGGAAGGGTATACAGGAAATCAAAGAAGGCCTGACTTGAGTATCTGTTATCCATTATTGATCTCCAATATCATCACTACGCATAGTTTAGATTAAAAAGGATTCATCGATCAATAACCTTCTATCGATCGATGAATCTTTTTTTGTCTCCTCGCTCCTTCACCCAAACAAAAAAAATAAAAAACCAATAATTTCAACAACATAAACAGATCTACAACTACACTGCAAAAGTGATTAATCAGCTTGGCATACTGTTCGTTTAGCCAATACAGCATAATAAATCGACTTAAATGGTTGTTGGCTTGCATAAAAAAACCCAAAAAAAATCATAAGCTCGCATCATGAATGGTTTCAGCAATCTATGTTCCATCGTTGTTTACCTTCAATCTTCAACAAACATGTGGACTTTAACTGGCTGAGCTATTCAGCCCCCTTACTCCACCAGCAGTATGTTTTCCAACTCATGCACGCGTTTGCACGCATATTCCCAAGGAGAATCAACTACTTCAGGGTGGCTGCGCGGCGGGCGTTCCAGGTATCAGCCGCCGCGTTGCATTGGGCGGCGCTCCACCGAAATATAACCATGCTCGGATGCTGAATGCTGGCTAAAGCCTTAATGTTTTCCGGTGTGGCTTCCTCTGGCATTACCGGCGCTGGCTGTGTTTTGATGTACATCCGTGGCCAGCCTTTCCGCAAGTTGAATCTTCTTTTGTCTCCAACGCCTCTGCCAGCGCATCAATGTCTTCGAGCTTTACAAACGTAACATCGTCGCCGAAATCTTTTGCGTGGGCTGAGCGGCGCTTGAGGCTGGCTAAAAGTCGGGTGATATCAGTCATGGATGGCCTCCTCGAACAACACATCACCCTCAATCCCACCGACCTGATAAACGATCGAACCATCTTCACGATATTCCCTTGGTGCAGCACTCCAACCTTCGCCATTAGGATCGTCATCGTCGCCAACTTGAACAAAACCGCCAGCAACTACACGGGCCGGATACATTTCACCCTCAGTCCAGTACCCCTCTGTATCTTTGATACATAGAATTTGCAGTGAGTTGCTCATTTGTCGGCCCCCTCACTAATCACCTCAGCACAATGCAGTACTGCGTCTGTAGCTTCACGAACTGTCACCACATCATCATCAGACAGGCCAGCAAGTTCCTTGTGCTTAACAAAGGCAACGCACATCTGATTTGCGGCATCAGCCTTAATCCCGGCTACGATGCGATCGGTGGCGGGGGTGTTGGAGTAAACCTCATCGACCGTCTTCACCAAATCAGAAGCGTCTTCCATAGCTCCGCGCCAGTCACGACGTCCGCCGCTATGCTCAAGAATTGAAACTGCCAGTGCGCGAATAAAACGGTGACGTTCTCTTACCTGCACATTCTCTGCCGCCAGCTGCTTAACCCAGTCCCGCAGGTCTACGCCAGCCGGGCTGCCTGAAAGTTCGCGGCATTTCTCGATAGTTAACAGTGCTGCTGTGAGTTCGTTTTCGTTATTCATGCCTGCGCCCCTTCTAACGCCGCTGCTATCTCTTCGAAAAAGCCATCTCGGGTATGGCTGGTCATTGCTGGTAAAAATACGGCCATCAGCCTGTTTGTGTTGCAGTTCTTATCGTCTGCGAACAGAGCGATTTTTTTATCCAAGCGCACCTTCGCTTCCTGCAACTGCTCGTTTTTCTTGTTAGTGCGCTGGATATAGTCAGCGATGATTTCTATTGCTTTGTTTGTGTATTTTTCGACGTGCTCAGCCATGTGAACCACCTATCGCCTCAATCGTTTCCAACAACAACCGGCGGCGCGTATTCTCAGCAAAATGACGGCGCCCGGTTTCTTTGTGGTAAAACTCGTTTTTGCCGACGACCCACATCCGCTCTGTCTGGTGTAGTTTTTTTACCTTCGGACCGTCTTTGGTGATCACGGTGCCGGTATGGGTTTTTACGATTGTCATACAGCCTTCCCAAGCACCCAGCGCAGAGCCGCCGCGTATTCACCGCTGGCACCTTCTAGGGCTTTTGTGATTTCTTTGCGTGATTTGAGACGTGACTTAGTTTCGCCAAGCACAGCGCGCTGACGCCGGGCTTTTTCATGGCCGGCTGTGCCAGCAGTTGCCGCTTCGATTTCAGCGACCTTCTCCCGCTGCTCTTCTGGTTTAAGCGATACCAGCTGACGCGCCTGAGTAACGGTGACAGTTCCAGACTCCACTGCATCGCGAACAGCCTGAGTAGCATCCAGCAGTGACAGCGTTGCGCGTACGGTCTGAACGCTGCAGCCAAACATCAGAGAGAGGTCTTGCTCGTCGTGTCCACGTTCCAGCGCATCAGCCATTTTTTTTGCGCGGCCCAGCGGCGTATCTGCCTGGCGGATTTCGTTAGCGCTTACCATCGCCTGCGCCATGCGGATAGCAGAGCCACGTTTAGTGACTGCCGGAACCAGTAACGGTTCTTTGCCCTCATTCGACAGACGCTTGTTGGCTTCCAGTGTATGGCGCACACGCTGGCGACCATCAACCACACAGGACAACCCGCTCTCAGGGTCTTTCCAGACAATGATTGGTTCCAGTACTCCCTGGTTCATGATGTTCAGCACCATTGCCTCGCTGATAGGAAGGTGAATACGCTCATCGTAAAGTGGGTGGGCCTTATCGGTGACCAGGTGCAGGTTTTCAGGCTCGAAGTTGAGCACGTTTGTTTTGCCGCTGGCACCGTATACATCGATAGAATTCTTAGCCATGAATAGCCTCCTGAACATCTAAAACTCGCTGAAAAACAGGGCTGCCAAGCAGGCTGTAATTCATCCCAACAACTGCTTTCGGCACCAGACCAAATCGTTTCATGTCAAAATCGATGATGGCGCGCTGATCGCGGAATAAACCGGATCGGCCATGACGAACGACTTCGCCAGTGGCTTCCGCCTCGCGGAAATACTTCAGGACGGTATCGCGGCTTAACCCCAGTTTTTTCATTGCATCGCTGGTCGTAAGGCGCCCCTGATATTTCGTGATACGAATCAATGCGCGGACATACTCCCGGCGCTCAGCAGTTGAAAATGCTCTAGCCATGATTCCGCCCTCTTCCCAAACCGAACTTCGCGCGAATTTCAGCAATTTTGTTTAACCCCTGCTCGTTGCTTAGCGGACGTCCGCCGAGTTTTGGGATCTGCTTAACCGGTTCTGGAATCGTTTCTCCGGCGTTCAAGCGACGAACCATACGCAACAGTTCATCCGATGCTTTACGACGCAGTTCTGAATCGCTGAGGCCATTTGCGCGAATATCGGTGTACAGTCCCGTGACCATCCAGTAGCAGGCTTTGTGCTTCAGCGTGGCCGGGATGACTTTGTGCTCAGGCCAAGGATATGACTCTGCATCGGGGTACTGTCCGCGAGTTCGGCAATACTGGTAGACCATATCAACCAGTTCATTCGCATCTGGCAGTCCAGCAGAAACAGCTTGTTCAGAACGGCACCAGGCGACGAACTGTCCCGGCGACGGCATGAACGGTTTTTCCTGTTTGCGGGCAACACGCATTCCGGCGTTAATCTGCTCCATGGTGGTGATCCCGTTCTCTTTGAACGCCAGAAGCCATTGCCGACGCATCTCGTTGAGGTCTTCTACAGACTTGCTGGCCAGTGCCGGGAATACGGCGAGCAGCTGGCGAAACAGCTCGTTGAATATCTCGGCCGTTTTTGTCGCCTGATGTGCAAAGCTATGCGCATCCTGCATTTCAGGCATGCCGGCGGCGATACGCTGGAAATTCTTCCGGTCAAAGTTATGCATGCTTTCTGCGAGAGATTTCATTCAAGTACCCCCTTGATCCAGTCGGTATTGTCCAGCGCAGCTGCACAGGATTTCGCGTGTTGTGGGTTTGGGTTGCGCTGGCGTTTAGTCGTGAGCTTATCCCACTGTTTTCGCAGGCTGGTGGGGCTCAGAATGTTGTCCTGCCAGAAGCTGTCTTCGTTGGCCCACTTGAACAATTCGCAGATTTCGTAATGGCTGCGCTTGTCCTGCATGCGCATCAGACGGATGGTGTTTGCCCATTCAACCCAGTTCGGGTCTGAGAGTGAGGCATTCACGGTGAGGGCTTTATCGAAAATCCATCGCGCGGCTTTGAGGTCGTCAGCTGTTCCCCAGGATTTTCCCGCAGGGGTATAAATCCCATCGACCGCTTCTGGATGACGAGAGAGAAACTTCAATGTTTCCTCGTTTCGGGATTCTTTAGAATTCCGAGACGAAGAAGATCTTTTACTATTGTTCTTGTTCTTGTATTGGGTGTCTCCCGTTTCCGGGAAAGGTTTTCCCGTTTTCGGTAACACTTTTCCCGTTTCCGGGAAGAGTTTTCCCGTTTTCGGTTTGTCTAAAATCCACTCAGATAGCTCAGTATTTATACCGACAATTTTCATCACTCCCTGCTTATGAGCGAAGATAATTTTCCGCTCCGCGAGAGATTTGATTGTGTCGGAAATATGCGACTCTCCGAGGTCTGTAAGCTCAGCAATCACCGTGTTTGTTACTCGGTCCTGCTTCTTGTTCCATCCATAGGTAAGCCAGATAACAGCCTCAAGACACTGCCACTCACGACCAGACATCCGCAGACGTGGCTTGAGCTTCTGTATCTCGTTTGCGATCTTGGTATACCCGTTAGCCAGGTCGGCCATTTGACCTCCCGAACGCTCGGTTTTAATCGGAAAATTGATAACTTCAGCGGTATTTGACATACTCACTCCGTGAACTAAGAGCCCTTTTTTCACACCCCGAAGACTGGCTGTGTTGGCGCACAACAGTCTTCACCCACTCAGAACAACCCAACCTGGTTATTCCCCTTACGGATTGATTTCTTTGCTTCTCGCTTTTCTGCAGCGCTGGTTTGCTTCTCAGCCCACAGCCTGGCGTGGCGCATAACATCATCAAAAATGCCTCCCTTACGACTGGCTTGAGACATGCGCTTGTACATATCGACGGCCTGAAATGCCCCCCCCCTGAGCCACTGCCTGGGTAAAGCCCTGCCTGATAAGCTCTTCGCGGACGTTTTTCTCAATGAATTCGATATGGTTCACGTAAACCTCCAGCTACAACGTGCCGAGCATTGAGGTGACGATTGCCATTAGCGGCCCCGTTAGCTCTGGGTCAACCCGGAACATCTCGAATATTCCCTCGCTCAGTTCTTTCAGCTTTTGATGGCGTGGAGCACCCATAGCAACAGCAACCTTCGCTTCGCTGGTCTCCTTCTCCAGTCGCGCCAGTCGGGACATGAAATTGTCTTCAGGCAACAGGCGATGGCGATATTCCAACGGGAGGACGGCCATGATGGCTGGCGTCAGAAGACGAACATTCGCGCGATACTTTTCCGAATCGACCTCGTTATCCAGGTAACGGAAAAGCTTCTGGCGGGCGCGGCTGATATCCGCAGGAAATTCAATTTCTTCCCCGCCCTGCTGGCGCCACTCATCGATGATGTATGCCGAAACAATATCCTGACCTTCAGCTGCAGCCCAGGCGCGAACGGCAGAACGAATGCCGTCGTGATCTTCCACTTTCGCCTGATTTCGCTTTATCAGAGCGCCGGCGTTGAATCCGGTATTTTGTTGAAAGGAAAGTGTTTGCATGGTCATCCAGCCAGATTTTGTGAAGACAAACCGTCGTTTGGATTTGGGTAAAGGTCTGGGCGAAGTTCATGCGGAGTAACGCCGGTTACCCGGAAGATTTGGAAAACCCGAGACTGAGGAACGGCTCCCCCATGGCGATGCTTCCAATGGCTAATCGTCATAGATGAGACGTCCAGTTTTTCTGCTAGCTTCGTTGCGTCACCAGCGATCTGTATGGCTTTTTCTAATGCGTTCATAAACCACTCCGTTAAAGTTACAGAGAGGATTAAACATTATGTTTATTTTAATGTCAACTTTATGAATGTTGAGGTGGTAAACATTTAGTTTAAAATCGTGAAATATGAGAAAAAATACGCACCAGTCCGACAACCCACAGGTCCAAAGGCTCAATGAAATAATTGAGATGAAGCGCATATCCAAAGCGGATATAGCGAGAATTTGTGGTGTAAGTTCGCAATCGGTTAACAACTGGTTTGTGCGGGGAGCGATCGGAAAGAGCTCTGCCATAAAGCTCGCTGATGCTCTTGGCGTAAGCCTTGAGTGGGTTTTAGGTCAGGACGTCGATGCAAATGATGGTTTACGCCCGGACGAGAAGCGGTTGCTGGAACTCTATAACCAACTCCCCAACGAAGAAGAGCAACAGAACATGCTGCGGATCGTATCTCTGCGGCTCAAAGAGCTCGACGAGTTGTATGCCAAGTACATGGGGCGAAGGATTAAGGACGATGCAGATTAGCACTACGCTGACCTATAGTAAGCATGGTAGAAACCATAACCCGGCCATCGCGCCGGGTTTTTATTGTCCGTACTCTTTTGGTAGCGACAGAACGTCAATAGCCAACTCCACAGCCAGATCGACCTGGTCTTCCTGCCACAACACCTGAATCATCTCTATCAGATCCTCTCTTGACGGCTCTCGCTTTTCAATCAGTAGCTGCATAACCGCGATCCCGATAACCTGCGCTATTTTCGGGTGCATCTCCGCGAAAAACTCATCGTCATACCTCATACCATTAGCCCTCATAGATGTTTTTATAACCAAATAATATACCCATAAACATACTCCCTGCACTAAGTCGCCCCTCATTATAAACTTTTTGTTTATGTGTAATTACTCATAATGTTGACACAGCAATAAACATTGTGTTTAATTAACTCCAGCAACAACCCACCAAGGCAGGACGCCCACGAAGTAGCTGCCCGGAGCATACGAATGCCGGGATGAGGTGGAAATATCAATGCGCAGTAGGTAGCAACGTTCCGCTGGCCGGCGACAAGGCAACGAGGGCTCAGATGAGTAAAAACGGTTGGCGCTCACTCATCATCTGTTTGGGCGTCGGAATTATCTTCTGGTTAGTAATTATCAAACTGGTGGTCACATATGGCTGATTCAGTACCAAAAAGCGGTCGAGCGATCAAAATGCGTAATCAGCGCACCGGCGCAGCCTGGCTGGTTTCTTTTGATTACCGTAATGGCCTCTACTGGCACGAACCGCAGGGAACCTTACGCAATATTCGCCGTCCTTACGCTTCACGAAGCGTAGAAGAAAACCTTGTACCAGCGGGGACTCATTGATGGGAAGTTTTTACGCTTTGGTTCTCACTGTCGGCATGCTGACTGGCGGAAATCAGGACGTTCTTCTCGGTGTATATGGCAGCGAGTCGGATTGTAAGAAAGCAGCTGTTGAGCAGGGAGTTGAACAAAACTGTTACCCGCTAAAGGGAGTATTAGCAGAAAACCCAACCGCATTTACGGCGCAGATGTAGGGGGAATTATGCAGAAGAAATGCGCGTATTGCCGCAAGCCGATTGAGGAAGGCAAGGAAGTAAAAATGACCATCCTCATCATTCACGGTTCGCAACTGGCGCCACGGGAAAGAACTTATTGCTCTACGAAGTGCGGTCAATACGACCAGATGGCCAACGAGGCCTAACGTAAAACCCGCCGAAGCGGGCTGTACGTCCGGTGACACCGACCAAAGTTCCACCGGAAATTACCAAAATCCAATGAACACCCTGAATGGGCGCTATCAATGGCCCGAGGGATTCTACATCCAAAATTGAGGCTATCACATGGAATATTTTTATCTGATAAAAGCGACTCAAAAATCGGGTAAAGCCGATGCCGTAATCTGGCGTTCTGCAAAAACCGAATCCCGCGCGCTGCTGCAGCTGGACGTCGACCTGGAAGATGCTGAGATTGAAACAGGCCGCGGCAAAGACTATCAAAAGCCAATCCGTACCGATTTCCCGGTATTTAACGACCTGCCAGCTGAAGGCGTTCTCGATTACTCATGGTGCGAACGCTACCAGCTAGCCGACGACGGTCGTACCTGGGCACTGAAGCCAGGACAAAAGCCCGTGGACGTTCATCACACCGATGATGCTGGGGTATCCTCTGACCCTGTCACTGGCGAGTTGGTTGATGACAATAGTGCTGACGATGCTGGTGATGTCGATACCGTGGAATCGTTCGGCAATGCTGAATACGAAAACGATACAAACGCCCTGTTCAATATTGCTGAGCAGCCGTTCCGCATTAAGCTGCTGGCGCAGTACATGGCGAATGATAACCACGTCTATCAAATCAGTATTCCGCACCGTAAAGAGCTCGCAGTTCTGGAAATGGATACCGATAACTCCGCAGTGCAGGATCTGATTCTCGCCGCTGAGAACGTCCAGGGGTTAAAGGATGCCGACATGCCTACCCTGTGGAAATTTACCAGCGCCAACAAAGCTGTATTTCCTGAAGGTAAGCGCCACGAACTGGGCAAGCGTATCCAGTTTGCAAAACTGTGGTTTGAAACTCCGCACATTAACCGCGGCAAACTCGTTCGCGAATGGTCTGCCGGAAATTACATTTCTTCCGTTCAGAAAACGGACACCGGCACCAATGCAGGCGGCAGTAATAAAACCGATCGCAATCCTGACTACACACATACGCTAGATACGCTTGATGTTGAGATTGCGCTGGCCACAATGCCGATGGATTTCGATATCTACAATTTCCCGGCATCCATTCATCGCCGGGCTAAAGAAATCGTCCAGAAAAAAGAAAGCCCGTTCAAAGAATGGTCTGCTGCGCTGCGTAAAACCGCAGGCATCCTGGATTATTCACGCGCTGCCATTTTTGCCCTCATTCGTGGCGCCACCAGCGATATTCATCATTTCCCGGTAAGTCTGCAGACCTATATCAATGCGAACCTGACAGAGCATAAGCATGACACGCCCTCTGCTGAAACGCTTGAGAAAGCCGGGCATGTCTCATCTGCCGCCGTCGCTGAACGGTCAGCCGTGGATAAGATTCTCGCAGCTGAGCGCGGTGAATATATCGAAGGGGTAAGCGATCCAGATGCACCGAACTGGGTAACGGAAGACCTGACCAAACCCAAACAGCCTGAAGTTTCAAACATGGGCAATGGTGTTTTTTCGATTGATGGTCTGATGGATAGCCAGCCGGCATCATCACCAGCACTTTCTATCGTGGACCAGGCGCGCCAGCGCGCTGCAGAAGAAAAATTACATCCAGCTAATTCCGGGGAAACCACCAGCGATGTGCAGATGGAAACGGCTCAGCCAGTCAAAGACGAAAATGATAATGCGGTATCAGCAAGCGAAGGCACTGATGCAACTGCTCCGCAAGCAGATGCCGTGAACATGCGCGACATTCTTGCTGAGCGCTGCCCTGACCTTACCGCGGCAGTATTGAAAGACCAGCAATCAGCAACTGCAGAAGAAGAGCATGAGCCAGAGCCGGAAGCAACAAAATGGCCTGAATTCTTCGAGCCCGGTCGATATGAAGGTGTTCCGAACGATGTTTACCACGCGGCGAACGGCACCAGTTCTACTCAGGTTAAAGATGCCCGAATATCTCTGATGTATTTCGAAAAGCGTCACGTCTCGAAAGTCATTGAAAAAATGCGCTCTCCTGTTCTGGATATGGGCAATCTGGTGCATGCGCTGGCGCTGCAGCCTGAACAGCTTGAAAAAGAATTCAGCATCGAGCCGGAAATACCGGAAGGCGCCTTCACCACGACTGCGACGATCCGCGCGTTTATCGACGAGTACAACGCCGGTCTTCCACCGCTTTTGAGTGCTGACGACATCAAGGCACAGCTGGAGGCTCACAACGCCACCCTGCCCGCTCCGGTACCGCTGGGCGGCGACAAAGATGCAATTGGCATTGCGTATCTGGAATTACCTGACGAGTTCAAGCGAATCGTTGGTGACGATAAAAACTTTACCGCGTCAGCAATGAAGGCCTGCATCAAAGAATACAACGCCACCCTGCCAGCGCCTGTTAAAACCAGCGGCGGCCGTGATGCCCTGTTAGAACAGCTGGCGATTATCAATCCTGACATGGTCGCTCAGGAGGCCCAGAAGGCGCAGCCGCTGAAAGTATCAGGCAATAAAGCGGATCTGATTCAGGCCGTGAAATCGGTTAAACCGGATGCCGTGTTTGCCGACGAACTGCTGGATGCATGGCGCGAAAACCCGGAAGGAAAAATACTGGTTACCCGCCAGCAGATGAGCACTGCGCTGGACATTCAGAAAGCACTATTGAATCACCCTACCGCCGGCAAGCTGCTCCAGCACCCGAGCCGCGCCGTTGAGGTGAGCTACTTCGGTATTGATGAGGAAACCGGGTTGGAAGTTCGCGTACGCCCTGACCTTGAGATAGACATGAGCGGCCTGCGCATTGGTGCGGACCTGAAGACCATCAGCATGTGGAACATCAAGCAGGAAGGCCTGCGCGCGAAGTTGCACAGGGAAATCATTGAGCGCGATTACCACCTCAGCGCGGCTATGTACTGCGAAACCGCTGCTCTGGATCAGTTCTTCTGGATATTCGTTAACAAAGACGAGAACTACCACTGGATCGCCATTATCGAGGCATCTGAAGAACTACTTGAACTCGGCATGCTGGAATACCGCAAAGCAATGCGCGCCATCGCGAACGGTTTCGACACTGGAGAATGGCCGGCGCCGATCACTGAAGACTACGCCGAAGAACTTAACGATTTTGATGTGCGCCGTCTTGAAGCGCTGCGCGTACAGGCATAAGGGGGAACAGTCATGGAAAATACCAACATTGTTACAGCCGAACAGCAAGCACCAAACACCATTTCAGCTAGCAACGCGATCTTTAACGTTCAGGCTCTCGGTCAGTTAACTGCTTTCGCAAACCTTATGGCTGATTCACAAGTGACAGTGCCAGCTCACCTTGCAGGTAAGCCAGCCGATTGCATGGCCATCGTTATGCAGGCTATGCAGTGGGGCATGAATCCCTATGCGGTCGCGCAAAAAACGCATCTGGTAAATGGCGTACTCGGATATGAAGCCCAGCTCGTCAACGCGGTAATCGCCAGCTCCAGTGCTATCAACGGTCGATTTCATTACCGCTACGGCGGCGATTGGGAGCGTTGCACAAGGACGCAGGAAATCACCAGGGAAAAACACGGTAAAAGTGGGAAATACACCGTTACCGAACGGGTACGCGGCTGGACTGATGAAGACGAAATCGGGTTGTTTGTTCAGGTCGGCGCGATTCTTCGCGGTGAGTCAGAAATCACCTGGGGTGAGCCGCTTTATCTCTCGGGTGTTGTAACTCGTAATTCACCATTGTGGGTTTCTAACCCGAAGCAGCAGATCGCTTATCTGGGCGTGAAATACTGGGCTCGCCTGTACTGCCCTGAAGTGATTCTGGGTGTTTATAGCCCGGATGAAGTTGAGCAACGAACAGAACGAGAAATCAATCCGGCGCCGGTGCAAAGAATGTCTGTAGCTGAGATTACCAGCAGCTCTGACGCCACCACCAGCGAACAGGGTACAGGTATCAGCATTGATTCTCTTGCCGATGGACTCCGCGACCGAATTGATACAGCTGACTCAGTGGATCAGGCCAAAGCCATTCGCGCAGACATCGAATCACAGAAAGCTCTGCTGGGTACTGCTCTTTATACCGAACTGAAAAATAAGGCGGTGAAGCGCTACTACCTTGTTGATGCGAAGAACAAGGTTGAGGCTGCCATAAATTCACTTCCTAACCCTGGGGATCCGGAAGCAGAAGCGTTATTCGCGAAGGCAGAAAGCACCCTGACCTCATCGCGCCGCCACCTGGGTGATGAACTGTATGACCAGTTCCGTATCACCCTGGACGACATGAAACCGGAATACCAGGGCTAGGGGAGGCGGGAGGGTTAGCCCTCCCGGTAACGATATGAGCAAATCACTTAACGCACGATGCATACGCCGCTGGAAAGTTGAATTCAAAGGGCGCTGCGATTCGAAAGTGAATCCGTACTGGCGCAAGCGTGACCTGCGCGGATACATCCGCGAAGCTGCGCTTACCACCGCTTACAGCATGGTCGAGAGCATGGCTGAACGTAACGCCAAGGTTGACTATGACGGCGCGCCGAATAGCTGGAGCTATGAGTTTTCTCTCTGGTATCGCTTACGCCGGGAAAAATATCTCAAAGAAGCGCGCGACTACCTGAATGAAGAAGCCACCAACGACGAAATCGACGACGAAATAGAGAACGAACTGGAGGCCTGGAATGACTGAGCGCGGAATGAAATTCTCCAAATTCACTGAGCTGGTAGCCCGCATCTGGTCAAACCCAACTACGCAGCGTCGCGACCCGGAGATCACCATCTTCATACTCTCGCCTGGCAGCATCGGCGCGTCGCCATCCGTTGAAGTAGAGTCAATTCAGGCTGGATTCGACTGGGACGCCGGGCAGGTTCTGATTTACCCTGCGCAACCACTGACCACGCTGACGCCTGAACAGGTAGCGGACATTACCACCAGCGTGAGCAAAGGCCAGTCCTGGCACGCATATGAGGCTTACAAGAAGCACAAGGCCCTGCTGGAAAACGCAGCGCTTGAGCATGCGAAAGTCGCCGGGCAGCGCGACGAGCTTCTGGCGGCGCTGGTTTCCCTGGCTGCTGTCGCTCGCCGCTATCTTCCGGATTATGACGAGCATCCGGAAGTGCAGAAGGCTGATGACACCATCTCCCGCGTCAAAGGCGGTGCAGCATGAGTCTTAAACATCGATTACCTGAGCTGGAAGCCAGCATCGACCCTGCGGCATTGCGCGCGGCCGCCGACGAATATTCGGATCTGCTTCTGACTTTGTGCTTGTGCATGAAGATGGCCGGCCCTACTCGGGAGAACTTGCGCGCCTGCGCCACCGAGCTTAAAAAACGCCTGACAACCTGGCACAGCCAGAAAGAGCTCAATGCAATTCTGTCCAGTTGGGATCCCGTTGGCTATGTTCTCGGCCTCCGTCGGGAGGCGAACGACAACGCGCGCGCAGCTGGCGATCCAGTTGATGTATTTGTGTGAGGTGGATATGCGACTGATAAACCGAAGCAAGCAATCACCGCTGGGCCGCCAGGCTTGTGATGCCGCACTGGCAAAACATGTTGAGCTTTATGGCGCCTACGGGCGACAGAAAACGAAGAGAACTTATACGGTGGTGGTTCAAGGCTCAAAGATCACTGTAGAAGTTGTAAACAGAAAATGCAGTTATGTGGCGACGGCCATGAGCTGCGCCCGTAGGCTGCAGCATCTTCCTGGACAATGTAACTAAGGGGCTTTTATGAATAACGCATCTCATTTCCAAGATGAAATATTGATAACCAGTGACATTCTGTCCAGATACAAAATTTCGCGCAGCACACTGTATTTCTGGAGCACACCATCCCGGATGCCATCGTACTTTTCTCAGCCGTTTCCGAAGCCAAAAATAAATGGCAGTCCTAAAAGATGGCGTTTGTCAGACCTTCTTGCTTGGGAAGACAACATGGGTATCAAACCAGAGGCTGGCCAATCAACTTCTCAAGATGACGTTGCCAAACAGCAAGCCAATGACGCTGATCATCCAAATAATCGTGGAGGTTATACCGCGCCATGACTCCAGACATATGATGCCCTAGTAGTTTTTCCACAACATGTGGTGGCGCACCTAATTCAGAAAGGCGCGTCGCCACTGTTCTTCTCAAATCATGAAGCGACCAAGGTTTCATCCCTGTTTTTGCAATTATCTGCGCAGAGAACAGAGCCACGTTTGGTTGAAGTGGCGGCCTGTCATCTTCTGGCCCCCTGTATCGTGACAACGTCACAACATGTTTTGAAACTGATGTTTCTTTTTCAGCTACCATCATCTGTATTACAGCCTCAGGAAGCGCCCTTCTCACCGACTTCCCAGTTTTATAGTCACTTGCCGGGATAGTCCATGTTTGTTCCTTGAAATCAAACCATTCCCATTTTGCTGTTCTGATCTCTGTACTTCGACAGCCAGTCATAATGAGAAACTTCATTATCAATTGCTGCCTATATTTCATCTCAGGCAGGGCATTCCAAACTGTAATGATTTCATCATCACTTAACCTGCGATCTTTTACAGCTGCTGTGAGCCCTACATCTGATCGTCTAAGGCTTTCAATAGGGTTCACGTTAATTACCCCACGGTTGGAACAGAAACGAAATGTGCGCTGCATCAAACCGAGCATTTGCCCTGTAACCACTCTTCGCCCCATACCGTCAAAAAGATTTAGCCAGTGAGCTTTAGTTGTCTGATCTACAATCATATTTCCGAGCACTGGGGCTATATGATTATTGAAGTCGCGGCGGTTAACTTTGATTTTTACCAGACCTTCAGGGATGCAGTAGTACTTCTCCCAGTAATCGAATGCTTCTTTCACTGTAAGCGCTTCTACTTTTTTCTGTTTCTCGAGTACTACTTGCCGTCTAGGATCAAGCCCTTCCGCTAGCCAAGCCCTGAACTGCTGCCTACGTTCTCGCGCATGAGCTAATGAGGTGGTTGGATAATCACCAATCGTTAGTTGAGCGGCTTTCCCGTTCCATCTGTAGCGGTAAAAGAATGTTATACTGCCGGATGTAGACAACCTGACATTCAGACCATGTGCGTCTGAAATGACCTCGATTTGGTCTCTTTTTTTGCCAAGAGCTTTTCTTAATTTTGTGTCGGTAAGCAATGTGTACACTCCGGAAGAAGATATACACATCAGTGTACACATTATGCGTAAATTGATAACCTTCAAATCTATGAAGAACACACAAAAATAAAGCGTTACATACTGGCAAGGCGTTGATAATAGCGGGATTCTTGAAAAGAAATTAAGCAT